CTGGTGATGACCTACTAACAGTGGTATTATCTCCTAACTGACCCGAAGTTCCTAAACCCCAAGCCCATAAAGTACCATCTGTTTTTCTGGCTAGTCCGTGGGTACAACCTGCTGCTATGTCATTCCAGGTAGTTCCAGGAATTTGAACTGGTGATGATTTAGGTACGACTGTATTATCGCCTAATTGACCATTAACATTACAACCCCAAGACCATAAGGTACCATCAGTTTTTCTGGCTAAAGTCGTAAAAGAGGTCATGCCTATAACAGCAGCCCAAGTGGTGCCTGGAATCTGAACGGGTGAAGATTTGCTGTTAACAGTGCCGTCTCCCAGAGCTCCATAGGCGTCGTTTCTGCCCCAAGCCCATAGAGTGCCATCTGTTTTAATAGCAAACGTGGTTTGAGCACCCGTACCCACGGAACTCCAAGTGGTACCAGGAATTTGAATAGGCGACGATTTACTAACTGTAGTATTGTCGCCTAACTGTCCACTTGATGCTATTCCCCAAGCCCATAAAGTACCATCTGTTCTGGTGGCTAAAGAAAAATTATCGCCTGTGGATATACAAGCCCAAGTGGCGCCTGGAATTTGAATGGGCGAGGATTTACTGATGCACGTGCTATCGCCCAGTTGTCCGGCATTACCTAATCCCCAAGCCCATAAAGTTCCATCAGTTTGTTTAGCTAAAACAGAACAACCTTGAGCAGCCACATCACACCAATTATTTCCTAACATTTGAACCGGAGAAGAGCGATTTATAGTATCATTAATACCTAATTGCCCTATATTGTTTGTTCCCCATCCCCATATATTACTTGGATCTGTGGTTAATCCTTTATATGGATAGTACCCAGCATTTATTTTTTGATAAACTTCATCAAGAAACCATGCGCCACATTTATTTACCGTGATGGTCATGATTAATCCCTGTAGGTGAATCTTATTATAATATCAGAACCGTAATAAGACGCGGTGACCGGCACTTGTTTTTCTACCACGTTGTCGTCTTCAAAAACCGTTTCTGTTATTGTTCCGACTTGCTCTAATCTTAAATACTCTTGGTAAGCGCCCCAAGGATCTGCGTTTCCATTGTAAGTATAATCATTCAGCCTATCAAGCAACATACCACGAATACCGGCAATTGTTGCTTCTTTCAATCTAAATGTCTCATGATTCGTTTTGATTTTGGTAGCCAAGTCATGGAGTGAAAGCCCACGGACATTAGCTTCAACAGTAAGTTCCGATCCGACTACATTGGAATCTTTTAGGTATGCTACTGCTTGATCGTATTTGTAAATACCAGCGAGGGAAGCGGTTGCATGATATTTTCCCAGGATAATATCTCTTGCTTCTTTTTCCGCGACGTAAAGATTGTCTTTATGACGATTAATTGATCTTTGTATTGTGATTTCAATAATTTCAGAAAATTCTGATAATGAAAGTTCCCAAGTTTGATTCTCTGGATTATCAACCACTTCATCAGAATCTGATCTGCCATACCAAAATTCCGAAATTGCGGTGTCTTGGAAAAGCACTTCAAGACCATCAATAGGAGGTAGTACAGGTCCTTCCAACGAAGTTTCTCTGTTAATAGAAATTCCAGTTTTTGCGTCAACCATTGTGAATTTAAAATATTTCATTCCAAATTTAATCCTTTAAACAAGAAGAGCCAATGTATGAGTTCCGCCGGCTGATATTTTATTCCAAGAAGTTCCAGGTATTTGAACTGGCGACGATTTAGGTACGACTGTATTATCGCCTAATTGACCGGAAATATTATATCCCCAAGCGTATAAAGTGCCATCTGTTTTTCTGGCTAACGAAAAAAGACATCCCGCCGATATATCGTTCCAAGTGGTTCCGGGAATTTGAACTGGTGATGATCTATTACTAACAGTTCCGTCACCTATAGGACCGCAAAGATTATATCCCCAAGCCCATAAAGTGCCGTCTGTTTTTCTAGCTAAAGAATGACATTTAGCTGCTATGTCGTTCCAAGTGGTTCCGGGAATTTGAACTGGCGACGATTTATTTACAACAGTACCATCACCTAATTGACCATTAACATTACAACCCCAAGACCATAGAGTGCCATCCGTTTTTCTGGCTAAAGAAAAGAAAAGCTGTGCACTCGATATATCGTTCCAGGTAGTACCAGGAATTTGAACCGGTGATGATTTAGATACAGTAGTGTTGTCGCCTAATTGTCCTTGCAACCCATAACCCCAAACCCATAGAGTTCCGTCTGTTTTTCTAGCTAAAGAATTGGCGTTAAGATTAATACCGCCTGTAGATATATCGTTCCAAGTGGTCCCAGGAATTTGAACTGGCGACGATTTAGATACAGTAGTGTTGTCGCCTAATTGACCATTAACATTACTTCCCCAAGCCCATAAAGTGCCATCTGTTTTTCTGGCTAACGAAAAACAAGAACCCGCCGATATATCGTTCCAAGTGGTACCAGGTATTTGAACTGGAGAGGATCTATTAGTAATAGTTCCGTCGCCCAATGGACCGCAAACATTACTTCCCCAAGACCAAAGAGTGCCGTCTGTTCTTATAGCCATAGAATGCGGCGTAATGCTTGTAGATATATTATTCCATTCGCCCGAAAGTTTAATCGGAGAAGAATAACTAATAGTGTTATTAACACCCAACTGACCCGAAGATCCTAAACCCCAAACATACAAATTACCATAATTAACCCACATGTTGTTCAGAATGTTATCTCTAACGTCTTGTAATTTCCAAATACCTTTTGTGGTTGTGGTACTAACGCTCATTTATCAAGCCACCTTACCAGCAATGATAGCTTGTAAACGGTTTGCAACGCCGCAATACACTCTAACTTTGTAGCCGTTCGGTAATCCTTTTGATGCTTCAAGAACTTCCACGGTAGCACCTTGAGGAATAACCAATTCGTAACAGTAATAACCTTGAATGTTATTTGAAGCGTCCGTCCAAACCACGCGAGCTTTAGCATCATAGAAAGTATCATAGTTAGTCAACAGAACGCTTTCAACTACGCAAACTCCAGTTGCTGTGTATAAATCGGTATATGTTGCAGCAGACGTAATATTTACACCTGTTCCAAACAGCACCGCACTAGTTTGTGTCTCATACGAGATCGTAGCATGTAGAGTTGCATCAGCACTAGCCTGTAGTCTTAATACATCTGATGGCTGCATAATCTTTGGTTTCTTAAGTATTTCAATAGAAGAACTGACCGGGATTGGAACTGATTGCGCAAACGCGATATTTGCGTATGTAGTACCGTTGAAACTACCCGAAATGCTAGCACTAGCAGTACCAATATTGGTTAAGTGCACAGAGTAGATAATATAACGTATACCAGCGGTTGCAGGTGCTGTGTATGCAGCTTGTAGAGTTGTATTTGCTGCAAATCCGATCGCGGTGTTATTGTTTGTGTTAAAGTTTGCACTACCGCCACCACCACCTGCGGTTACTGTGCTCCAATATGTAGCTGTTCCGTTTGAGGTCAATAACTGACCAGTAGTTCCGTAAGATCCATTAGCAGATAAACCGGCGCCAAGAATAACGTTTGCGTTAAATGTTTGTGTATTGGTCCAAGTGTATGAAGCAGCTGTATTAAGCGACGCAGCGCCTGGGCTAGACCAATACAAACCTGTTCCGTTTGAAGTCAATAATTGCCCAGCGGTACCAAAAATACTATTTGCAATAATTGCAGCTGTGGATCCAAATAATATATTTGAATTATATGTATGAATACCGGTAATAGTGAAATTAGCGGATGTATTAATAACATTTGCGTCAAGCTGGGCATACGGCAACGTGCCAGTGGTAATGTTTGTAGCATTTGTATAGTATGATGCCAACTGTCCATTCAGATTATTGGCATTGTTTGCCGTTCCCTGGTAAATTGTAGAGTTAGCTGTAATGCCGGATAGAGATATCTGACCACCAGTGATATTTGTATTAACGGAAGAATTACCAACAAAAACTGTTGATGTGTTGATAGTTACATTAGCGCCGGTATATAAGGCACTAAAGTAATTATTTGTACCAGTAAAGTTAAGATTGCCAGAAACTGTATAATTACCAGAATTGGTAAGATACGCAGACGCTGCAACAGTTCCCAGATAAGAAGCATTGTTTGCTGAACCACCATAGGAAGTTGAGTTAACAGTAACACCTGATAGTGAAATCTGACCTGAAGTAATACTGGTGTTAATTGTAGCGTTTCCAACAAACAATGTTGTAGCATTGACGGTAACGTTAGCTCCAGCATATAAAGCGCTGAAGTAGTTATTTGTTCCAGTAAAATTTAAATTACCTGCAATAGTGTAATTACCCGACGTGTTAACGTAAGATGCAGCAGCAACAGTTCCCAAATAATTTGAATTATTAGCAGTTAAGGTAGCTACGTTAGCCGACAAACCAGCCGTAGTTTGGTAATTTGTTAAATTACTTGATAGCTGCGCCGAATTAACATAACTTGATGCTATAATACCGCCAAGATAGCCAGCATTGTTTGAAGTTAAAATAGCAACATTCGCGCTTAAACCAGCCGTTGTTTGGTAATTACTTAAATTTGAAGAAAGTTGAGCCGAATTTACATACGACGAAGCAATTACACCGCCGAGATATAATGCATTATTAGACGTAAGTGTAGCAACATTAGCAGAAAGACCAGCCGTTGTTTGATAACCAGACGCTAAAGTTCCGCCGAGATACAACGAATTATTTGAGGTCAAAACGGCAACGTTTGCGCTCAATCCGGCAGTCGTTTGGTAATTTGTTAAATTCGCCGAAAGCTGCGCAGTGTTAACGTAAGCAGCCGCAGTTACGTAATTCACAGCATTAGTATAAGCAGTACCAGCATTACCGGTAATCTGAGACTGAATAGTGGTTAGCGACGCGCCGCCGAAGTTGTTGCTATTATTAGCGGTTAACGTTGCTACGTTAGAACTTAATCCAGCCGTTGTTTGGTAATTAGAAAGGTTGCTTGATAGTTGCGCCGAATTTACATACGACGCTGCAGCAATTCCTCCAAGATAATTTGCGTTGTTCGCGGTGCCATTTATTACTTGCGTGAACGTAATCGTGTTGGAAAACGTCTGAGTGTTCGACCACGAGTATTGTGCAGCAGTATTAACTCCCGCAGCGCCAGGAGTCGACCAATACAAACCTGTGCCGTTGGAAGTTAATAGCTGACCAGAAGTTCCGAAAATGCCATTCGCGATAATTGCTGAAGTAGAACCAAATATTACGTTTGCGTTATGCGTATGAATACCAGTAATAGTGTACGCGCCAGAAGTGTTAACGTAAGATGCTGCAGCTGCTGTTCCTAGATACAGAGCGTTATTAGCGTCTAGTTTTGCTACGTTAGCGCTCAATCCTGCGGTTGTTTGATAATTCGTTAGATTAGATTGTAATTGTGCGTTCGAAATTACATTTGCTGCAGAAACTGACCCTACAAAATTAGTATTGTTGGCAGTAAGCGTTACTACGTTAGCCGACAAACCAGCTGTTGTTTGGTATAAAGCCAAATTGGATGAAAGTTGTGCTGAATTAACATATGATGCGGCAATGATACCACCAAGATAACCAGCATTGTTTGAAGTTAATGTTGCAACGTTTGCTGATAAACCGGCGGTAGTCTGATAGTTTGTTAAATTGGCTTGTAACTGAGCATTTGATACCACGTTAGCGGCTGATACAGTACCAACGAACGATGTATTATTAGCAGTTAAAGTTGCTACGTTACTTGATAGACCTGCTGTTGTTTGGTAACCTGATGCTAGAGTACCACCAAGATACAATGAGTTGTTAGCAGTTAAAGTTGCTACGTTACTTGATAGACCTGCTGTTGTTTGGTAACCTGAGGCTAAAGTACCGCCAAGATAACTAGAATTATTAGCAGTTAAAGTTGCAACATTGGAACTTAACCCCGCCGTAGTTTGGTAATTCGTTAGATTACCTGACAGCTGTGAAGTATTAACATAGGAAGCCGCAATAATACCACCAAGATAATTTGTATTATTGGCAGTTAATATTGCTACATTAGCACTTAATCCTGCTATCGTCTGATAGTTTGTAAGATTGCTTGATAACTGTGCTGAATTAACATACGATGCAGCAATGATACCACCGAGATACAATGCGTTGTTAGCATCTAATTTAGCTACATTAGCGGAAAGACCTGTAGTTGTCTGATAGTTTGCAAGATTAGATTGTAATTGCGCGTTTGAAACAATGTTAGCGGCTGATATTGAACCAACAAACGATGTGTTGTTGGCGGTTAATGTTGCTACATTCGCGCTTAATCCTGCTGTTGTTTGATAAAGTGCAAGATTACTTGACAGCTGTGCAGAATTAACATATGATGCCGCGGCAATACCACCAAGATAATTTGCATTATTGGCAGTACCATTTATTACTTGTGTGAAAGTGATTGTATTTGAAAATGTTTGAGTATTTGACCAAGCATATTGAAAATTGGTATTAACACTCGAAAAAGTTGACCAGTACATACCTGTTCCATTTGAAGCAAGTACTTGTCCTGCGGAACCAAAAATACTATTAGCAATAATTGCTGATGTAGAACCAAATGTTACATTAGCATTATAAGTATGAATACCGGTAATAGTGTATGCGCCGGAAGTGTTAACGTATGAAGCTGCAGCAACAGTTCCTAGATACAATGAATTATTAGCAGTCAGCGTTGCCACATTACTAGACATACCAGCTGTTGTTTGATAATTGGAAAGGTTACTAGTCAATTGTGCGGAATTAACATACGAAGCGGCAACAACACTTCCAAGATACAAAGAGTTGTTAGCAGTCAAAGCAGCTACGTTGGCGCTTAGACCTGCGGTTGTTTGATAACTTGACGCTATAGTCCCGCCAAGATAATTTGCATTATTGGCAGTCAACATTGCGACATTAGATGATAAACCAGCCGTTGTCTGATAATTTATAAGATTTGCGGATAGTTGTGAAGTGTTGACGTAAGACTTACTTGTGACATAAGTTACTGCATTTGCATATGTTGTGGTGTCATTTGCCAACATATCTACTGTTGTAGAATATTTAGAAATATCAGAAATTGCAGAGGTAGTTACAGTAGGAACTGTCGTTGGTACCTGAAGCAGTGAACCGTTTTGATTTACTACTTTTACAGTGTATTGATTGTTTGTTACGGATTTAACTATATAAGTCATATTACCTCGATACTTGTGGTGTTACCGTAACTATTCCTTCAACAATACGAGATCTAACACCAGACAAATCCTGGACTTCGATATCATAAACATAACGACCAGCTGTAACGCTATTTGTAGTGGCAGCATTCATTGAAATAGTAATTTGCCCGTTACTATTTAACCCAACGTCAAAAACGTATGCAACCGAAGATGAATAAGATTTTCTCATTTGAGAATTGGCACTGTATCCAGTAAAATCAATCGGTTCATCAGCAGCATTGTGTATTGTATACATCGTGTTAAATGTAGTACCTTGATCAATTACAACGTTTATTTTTGAAGCCATGTTAACCTCTTATTGAACTATAGAAGTTCTGATGAATTTAGCGACAACATTAGCAGTAGTTGGTGTGAGTTGTAACACAACGTTGCCATCACCGGTAGATACATTGAATGTACCAAGAGACAAATTGTTAAACATCGTGCCATATTCGGTTATGTATGGAACTACACCATCACTTAGAATGAGAATTTTAGTCATATGATAATATTTTGTTGCAGTTGAAGTATCTGAAAGTTGTATCATATATTCGAATGAACTATATAAAGTAGCGGGTACTGTATCAATATTTGCTTGGGTAGTGCTATTTGCAAATGTATAACTATTTGCAAATAGATGGCTGAATCCGTTTAATATTACTCTGCCAGCAATTGCAGCGTTTGCAGATAATGTAGTTACACCTGCAACAGATAAAGTATTTGAAAATGTTGCTGTATTAGTAACCGATATTGTATTATTAAATGTAGCATTACCTACAACACCGATGGTACCACCAACATTTGCATTACCTACAACACCAATACTACCACCAACGTTGGCATTACCTGTAATAGAAATTGTATTACTAAATGATGCAGCACCTACAACACCAATAGTACCACCAACGTTAGTATTGCCAATTACTCCCAAGTAACCTGCCACATTTGCAGATGATTGAAGATTAGCAGCACCAGTTACGTTTAAAGTATTACTAAATGTAACAGTATTAGTTACATTTAACGTATTACTAAATCTTGCAGCATCTACAACACCAATGGTACCACCAACATTAGCATTACCACCTACTCCCAAATAAGTTGCTATATTAGCGGAAGATTGTAAATTAGCAGCACCTACCACATTTAAAGTATTGGATAAAGTTGTGGCACCTACAACACCAATGGTACCACCAACATTGGCATTACCGGCGACTGAAATTGTATTACTAAAAGTTGCATTACCTGTAACGGAAATAGTATTATTGAGTGTAGCACTTTTAGTTACTGTAAATGTATTTGCAACAGTTACTGTATTGAGTGATGCAATACCTGTTGAAGTAATATTGGAAGCTGAAATTAAATTTGCGGATACAACGGTTTCAAAATAGCCATATTTCCACACATAAGTTGTATTTCCAAGGGTATAATCGGAATTTATTGTTGATGGAATAATACTACCGATAGTTGATCCAACGTAAGTCATACTTCCGTTGACGGTTATATTTCCATTAACGGTAAAATTTCCGCGAATGTCCATACTACCAGCTACGTTAGCATTACCAGCAACACCTAAATTCCCACCAATATTAGCTGCCGATTGTAAATTGGCGGCACCTACTACATTTAAAGTATTTGATAGAGTTGTAGCACCTGTAACCCCCATAGTACTCAAAACATTGGCCGCACCAGCAACTGAAATTGTATTGGATAAAGTTGTAGCACCGGTAACTGAAATAGTACCACCAATATTAGTATTACCGACTACCCCCAAATAACCTGCCACATTAGCAGATGATTGAAGATTTGCGGCGCCAGTTACGTTTAAGGTATTGGATAAAGTTGCAGCACCTGTAATACCAATAGTACCACCAACGTTAGCATTACTTGCAATACCAATAGTACCACCGACATTAGCGTTACCAACTACCCCCAAATAACTTGCTATATTAGCAGATGACTGAAGATTTACAGCACCTACCACATTTAAAGTATTTGATAGAGTTGTAGCACCTGTAACACCAATTGTGCTTAAAACATTTGCGGCGCCTGTAATTGAAATTGTATTACTAAAAGTTACATTACCAACTACTCTCAAATATCCAGCAACGTTAGCAGATGATTGTAAATTAGCAGCGCCTATTATATTTAAAGTATTACTAAATGTTGCGGCACCTGTAACTGAAATAGTACCACCGACATTCGCATTACCTACAACACCAATGGTACCACCAACATTAGCATTACCACCTACTCCCAAATAAGTTGCTATATTAGCGGAAGATTGTAAATTAGCAGCACCTACCACATTTAAAGTATTGGATAAGGTTGTAGCGCCGGTAACTGAAATAGTGTCACCGACATTGGCATTACCAGCAACACTTAAATTTCCACCAATATTAGCTGCCGATTGGAGATTTGCGGTTCCCACAACATTTAAAGTATTTGATAAAGTTGTAGATCCTACAATACCAATAGTGCCACCGACATTGGCATTACCACCTACACTCAAATAAGTTGCCACATTAGCAGATGATTGTAAATTAGCAGCACCTACCACATTTAAGGTGTTTGATAAAGTTGTGGCACCTACAACACCGATGGTACCACCAATATTGGCAGCACCTGTAATACCAATAGTACCACCAACGTTGGCATTACCTGTAATGGAAATTGTATTACTAAATGATGCAGCACCTACAACGCCAATAGTACCACCAACGTTAGCAGATGACTGAAGATTAGCCGCACCAGTTACGTTTAAAGTATTACTAAATGATGCGGCACCGATAACACCAATCGTACCACCAACATTAGCATTACCAACTACTCCTAAGTAACCTGCCACATTCGCAGATGATTGTAAATTAGCAAAGCCAGTTACGTTTAAGGTATTACTAAGTGTTGCGGCGCCAGTAACTGAAATTGTATTTGAAAGAATTGCGGCACCAGTAATATTTACTGTATTTGACAAATAAACATTACCAACGATAGTGGTATTTGATGTATTTGCAAGTAATACAACTGCTGAAGTATTACCAGTAAGTGTAAAGGAAGCAAATGAAGTATTTGCTTTTAATGTGGTATTACCTGTAATCGTGGCAGTAGTATTAGCATAAAATGTAGCTGAATTTATATTGGTTGTTGTGGCATTAATATTTAAAAATATACCACCAAGAGTGGTATTACCACTCACTGATATAATATTAACTGCATTTGATACAATAGAAACATTTGAAGTTAAACTGTTGGCGGTAAACGAAACCAAATTTGTACCACTGTATACAAAAGCAGTATTTGTAAGAAGATTAAGTGTATTACCAGTATTAAGAGTACCACCTGCAATACCATTATAAGCAACAAGTGTATTTGCACCAAAATAACCAACCACATAACCATTGCCGATGGAATTAGATCCGGTAGGACTTGTGTCTACAGTAACCGCATTTTGAGATGCAATAGTGGCAAGTAAATTGGTTGCTGTTAACCAAGAATAAAAAGTAGCTGTATTTCCGGTATTGGATACAAAAATAGTCATGTTTTACATCTGTCCTATCAATTGTCTTAATAAAGACTTGATTTCTTCTATATCATTTTTCATCTGGTCACTTTCTTCAAGCAACTTTTTTAACTTTATTTTTTCTTCACGATCTTGCTTATATTTATTCAACTCGCTCAAATTAGTATTGAGAATAGCACTACTATTTTTTTCACGAATAAGATCAGGTTTATCTTTTACTTTTAAGAACTCTGGGAGAGACTGCATATTATACCTGAAGTGCCAAGCATCGCATATCGGTCATTCTTGGTATAACGACTTCTGTATCGGAAGTAAGAACAATTTTTACGGCAAAAGTTTTAAACCTATCAAAAACGCCATCGGCGGATGTTGTGTAACGAGCTACACTGTAATTATTGGTATATCTGAATGCGCCATACTGTGATTGCAGCTCTGGGATATATCCAACAGAAGCATTTATGGTATTTACAGAAGGGGTAGATGATAATGTTAAAAATGTAGAATTAGTTACATTAACTACCTGTCTAACATTAAAATAACCATTAGCATTGTCTCTAAAATATATAAATTGCCCTGGACTAAAAGATGCCGTTGAATCAATTTTAATAGTAGCTGAACCTGAATTTGCAACTGCGCTTGCACCGAATACTTGGACAGATGAAGGAAGATCATAAGTCAATTCAACAATATCATCACGGTTGATTATACTAGAGCGTGTAGCTGGATTTGAAGTTTCTACCAACAAAGACCAATCTTTTGATCCAAAAACATCACCATCAGAACTACTTAAGAATTTACCATATACTTGAAATTCTGTGCCGGGTGGTCTATAAGCACCAATATAAGTAACTAAATCTTCAGCATCTTGTTTATCAGCCAAAATAACATTTTTACTTATATAACGAGTGGCATTTGAAAGATTTATGTTACTTGCTTCATTATAAGCCACAATTGCAGTAACATTAGCTACAACACTACTTGTTGAATCTGTAATATAACTGGTGCCATTCGCATTAAGTTTTGGGATATTAGAGGAATTAGATGAAACTAAATTTGCAACATATAGGGTTGATGAATTAGCATAAACAATTGTAGCTGTTGTATTAACAGTCGAATTTGATTGCCAAATAGTATCACCAAAGGAAAATTGATTGGTAGCATTTGCAGATGAATTTGCAATAGTAATAATATAACCATTATGCTGCCAACCCTGTCTGGTGATATTACGGGTCATATGAGCTTGGTTTTGAATTCTATCAATATATGGTGAAATCTTATTATTCGAGGTAATAAGACTTGAAGTTATTGTAAGAGATTTGCCAGTTGTATTTGAACTTTTTGAAACTATAACTCGTCTGTTATCAATAAATTCGTATGGTACATCTGGTGTAAGTGATGTATAAGATCCGTCAAGACTACCACTTGATGCATCAGTACCTTGAAAACTCCATACTTCAGATGTTTGCTTTGGTGAAATTGATGTAAATTGAGATGTGATGGAATTATAATAAGCATTTACTAATCCAAGATTTCTTCCTGAAGCGCCAGAAGAACGACCAATCAGGAAATTATTAGTTGCATTTGCAAAATTTTGTGACGATGTTGCTGTAACATAATTTAAAAGCATACCAACCACACCATCTGTATTTCTAGAAGCAGCTGAATAGTAACCATAAAGATTGGCATCAGCTCTAACTCGTCCAATCTGCGCGGCAGAATCACTGAATGTAATATTTGAATCCACTTTCAAAAGTTTATTGGTAGCATCAACATCAGTTATTTTAAAAATTTTAATTGTTGATCTTGTATTTGTACCAACGTAAATATAATTACCTATAACAAAATCTGGGACAAAAGTTGAATTTGCAGTTTGTACTAAAATTGTGGTATTTGAATATGTGACTGGTGCTAAAGATGGTATACCGGTAAAGTTTGCAGTAGTTACAGCAGATGTTAAACCTTTAAGACCGCCGCCGGTATTTGAAAATGGTGATGCTCCACCGACATTCGTCAATATAATCTTACCACTTTCGGATCCAACATATGTACCATATGCAGTAGCATTATAAATTGATGTTGCAGTATTTGGTTGCACTACAATTTCATTACTTGTAAACGATGCAGAACTTGTAATAGCAGCAATTGAAAGAAGATTATTTGCAACAACAACTTGCTCACCAACACCAAAATTACCTATAATATCGGTAACAGCAAATGCATCACTATCGGAATTACGATATACAGCAGTACCTGAAGTGGAAGTAAATTGAGCAGTATAAAGAGTATACTTCATACTTTCACTCTGAATAGGTGTAAAATTTAGGTCATTTGATGAGATAAACAAAGATCCAAGTTGATTATTAGTACGGATAGGAACATCCGAAATTACATCTTTCTGATTATAATCTGCCGTCCAAATAGTATAATTATTAGAACCACCTACTGGAATAACAGCAAGTGCAAACTGTTCGTTTGTTCTTACAAGTACAGGTGTATCAAAAGTAAACTTGGTTGCAGACGAAGCATTTTCACTTATATTAACACTAGAAGCTGATAATATTTTTGACGCATATGGTAATTGATTCTGATTTGGATAACCGTTTGTTGTTTCACGAATCTGTAATTCGACCCCATATGTTGATGATTTTTCCTTAAAATAAAGATCAACACTCGTTAAAAATACTGCTTCAACGCCAGTTTCAGGTTGATTAATTATAAATGTTTGCGCAATTGGTTTCATCTAATGAAACTTTCCTTCTTATTTTCTATAAATCAAAAATTATTCGGCGCCACCAGAGCCGCCATCGGCAGATCCATATGAATACCAACCGTAGTCAACTGGTCCCGGATCCACATATGGTGCCGGAATATATTGAGTAAAGTCAGTATATTGAACTGTATTTTGCTGAATGGTTCTATTTTGTACAACTTCTTGTGTATTTATTGTTGCCGATCTAACTTGAAGTTTAGCAGAACTTTTTTGTACTGAAAGTTGACTTGCAAGAAACATTGTAGTAGCTTGTGTTGTAACTGCCGATTCACCCTGTGTTAGATTAGAAATATCTGTTAATTTAAATTCAAGATCACCAGATTTAAATGTGGAATCCGGGATAGAGAATATACCATAAACATTTCCGGATGAATCAGCCGTAATTGAAGCACCCCAATTTCCGGACACAAATTCATAATATTTACCCGCAGAATCTTTCCAAACTGGTTTATTATTTGAAGATACCACTATACCACCAACGGTTGACACAGAACCACTATATGGTATTACAGGTATACAGCGATTTAAAACCGGAATACCATTAAAATAAGCATATAATTTTGTACCGGGCTTCATTCCTGATGCAGTAAACAATACATTCATTGCTTTTACATAAGGTAAAATAGAGACATTCGTTACAAAATCACCAAGTGCAATTGTAGTAGTGGATGGAGTAGTAGTTATTTGCTGACCGACTTGTTGTTGTTGCTGTGATAGTGTTGTGGTCGTTTGTGTTTGATAACTCTGGGAAATACTTCCGTCGGGATTGGTTGCCTGACCCGTTTGATAAGTTTGACTATCTTGTGAAACATAGGCCGCTTGACCGACGTTAGTCCAAGCACCCCATTGTGTTCCCCAAGCAGTTGAAATATAATTTGCAACGTTAATCCAATTTGATGATTGATCAAGATTACTTACGATATCAGGATTTACTGTAAGATCTGGAGTAATTGCGGCTGGTGGATCAAGAGTTACCGATCCTCTATAATTATAGATATTACCTTCAATACAATTTCTATATTTTGAAGCATATACTTGTTGTTGTTCAACCACTGATGTATATGGTAATAATACTATTTCACCTACTTTTACTGCGGTAGATGCAGCACTATCAAAAACCATGGTAACACCATAATTCTTAAAGAAAGGTCTTGCCTCACCTCTATTTGAATCAATAGCGATACGATAATTTGAATCTAGTGTATTACCAATATTATGATCTTTAAACGGATCAACTAGAATACCATTTTTAAATCTATTCTGTCCTGTTGCATTACTTCGTACAAGTAATGATGAAGCTGATTGCTCAAGCAGTGATAGTGATGTATAGTATTCAAGTCGATCAATACGACCTGAAATCTTACCAATATCTGCCATTGTATATCGTTTGGTTTGTTGAATTACCGTTTGTACCGCATAATCATAACGATTAATATTACTTGCATCGGCAGGTTTCAATGATGGATATGGTGTCATTGAAACAGCACCAATAGTCATTGTACCTGGTACTTCAACAGGAAGTGTTGGTATATTAGAAGATATACCTTCCGTAATTAAAATTTCGCCCGATGTAGTTAATGCTACTCTGTCTTGTCTTGGTAGATAATGTTGAATAGTTGACTGGTAATTTGAATCCGGGCTTGGAAGATATGAACCATTAATGGAATATGAATAAAGAGTTAAAGTATTTGCGGGATTTGGATTAAGTGATGATACATCTGAATATGAAGCATTAGCTATAGCAGTATTTACTGCGTATGGTCTGAAATCAACAGAATCCCTAAGATCAATTAAAGTACCTGAAGTTGTGGTATAAGTCGGTATCTGATATGTTTGAATGGCGGTTGTATTTGCTGTATTAGCATCATCAATCGGATATGAATTAGCAGTAAAGAATCCAACGCCACCAGATGTATCAAAAGTAAAATTATCCAAAGAAATAAGAAGTGTAGCATTATTACTTATTGGTGTTTTTGATGAGATATATGCTAAGTTATAAAATGAATCGCGTTGACCATTATCCAAAACAAAATTTGATACAAGATCAGGATTTGTGGTAGTATTGGAAGAATAAGTTCCATTACCTACATATACGTGATTTATTTTTAGTACATCAGGTATACCTAGACACCATGGACCAGTAGTACCACCAACATTATTTGATACTTTAATTTTGACATATGAATTTTTATTTATTACTTTTTTTATAGGTTTTGCACCAGCACTGTCTGTACCAGAACGAAGCACATCAAAATAGAAACTTGAGTTAAATGTGCCATTAGTTGACTCGTTTAAACTCAATGTTGCAGTCGAGGTTGTTGCCGATATTGTTCTTGAAGGTGCATTCACAAAATTTATAGGCACACCAGCAGGCCAAATTTTTTGATGTTGTATTGGACTGCCGGCGGTTGCACCATCAAATATACTAGCTAAAGTCATTGATGTATTATTTGCAATTGCCGAAATTCTACCTATACCATTCGTTGTATAGATATAATCACCTACAATATATTCAGATGAAAATAATGTACCCGTAGTACCCGTAACAGTCACAGAACTATTTGTGACTGTTACATTTCCTGTTTTATAAGTTGAATAACCATTTGTGGTTGGTACTACAATAAAAGTAGTTTCTGCTGTAGGTGAATATTGCCCCGTATAAAGAAATGATTCCCCGGGTGCTGATATACTTACGGTAACAGCACCATTTGTTTGAAATGTTTGTGGACTTACTTTATTTCTATAAACATATTGACTACTTGAAAATCCATCAAGCTTTAAAGCTTTTTGGCCGAATGGGTGAATCATAAGTTCGTTTGCGGAATCTTGGATTACAGCAATGTTTGAACTTGATGCTGCATCATATGTGAGTACAATATCGGCAATAGCTAAAGTACTTCCGGTTTTATATACGGCACTACGAACATCTGCAATTCTATAGCCAGAAAGCATATTAATATTAAATATATAAAGTCTATATACAGCATCGGCTCCTGGAATTCCAGAACTATATGCTACACCACGGCAATAAGCGGTACCAATTTTTGTAGCCGTTGTTATTCCAGTACTCAAAAATCCTCTATCTCTAATAGCATATTTTGCTTCGCGATGTAGATCAATCTGCGCTATTTGATCATTATTAAAATCACCACAATATTCAGTTACATTGAAATAATAACCAAAATTTGATGATATAATTTGATTGACAACAGTTTCATAATCAGTACCTTTACGTAGTGGGATTGTATTATTATTAATAAATTCTACTCTGGAGCCTTTTACATAACCGACGCCTGCAGATGAAACTAGATTTAAATAATTTGTATTTGCAACACCATCTGTATATCTATTATCAACTGTAAGTAAGAATGGATTTACTACATAATCACCATTTGTTTCATATGTTCGCTGAGCAAGTTGTTTTCCAAGAACAGCAAGTTGCGGATCATTCTTGATACTTACTGGAAGACCGTTCTTAAAATCACAGACTGAGAAAAATGAAGTGGAATTTGCTATATCAGAAGAACTTCTTGTAATAAGATTAGGAACTAACTTTAAACGATGTGCACCAGGTGCATCATAATTTGGTGAACCTGCGGCATTATCAAGAAGTGAAGTATCAATTTCAGGTGTTATGATTTGTTCATCTGCTTCAAAACCAACCGAAATACCATCTGGTACATTATTATATCTGGTAACAACCAGAGTCTGCGGCTCAACTCTAATAAAGAAGCCTTTTTTGAAAATAACACCTTCGGTAGTGGTAAATGCATACCCTTGACCTGTTGAATTTGTTACTGTAGCTACAATAGTATTACCAATATTTACAGCAGAATCTGTTTGTATTTGGATTACCTCGGAATTAGAAAATGCTGTTTGTTGAACACCATTGGAATAAGTTGAGGAATTAATATACTTAACATATAATGTATTTAAATTTGGATTTTCAGATTCGTAACCACCTAATGCATTAACAACACGAGCTTTAAGTCCGTTTGAATTAATCGCAATTTTACCAACAAAATCATTGATATTTGATATTGCAAAATTGTTAGCATAATTATCCCCGATTTTTACATAGTTATATGCATTATCAAAGGTAAAAGCACAACCTTCTACAACTGAACCTTCTTTAAAAACATAACGACCGAATTTACCAATCTGATCTTGCATGATAGTTTGCATTTGATTGAGTTCGCGTGCTTGAACTGCCGCGGCAGGTCTGTATAGTATACGGTAAAAGTTTTTTGTTACAACATAATCGTCAAAATACGGCTTACGTGAAAGATCTGTATCTAATGCCATTCTGTCCTCTTAAAACTTTATTACCAATTTGAATTCTTCTTTGGTAGCAGCAGCTCGTGTTACTGGTGTAAAACTCTCTGAATAAATTAATTTACCTGTATCTCTTACTAAATCTGGATTTGTAATTAACGCATAATTGTTGCAAGTTGCGGAAGCACCTGACGTGATTCCGGTAATAAGATTATTGGTTTGGAAACTACTGACATCAGAGATATTATTAAGAACAAGTACTGGAAGAACGGAAGAAATAGTAGCTGTAACTCCCAATCCATTATTTATGGTATGAGTAGTACCAAAAGCCAGATTCTGACTTATATTTGTAAGTTTTATATATGTACTATTTGCAAATGTACAAATACCATATGCATTTGTTGTTGTATCCAATATTGTTTGACCGACAGTAAATGAACCGCCGCTACTAATACCTGTAATTATAAGATCTTTTTCATATGAAGAAGAAATAACTCTACCACTTGCAAGTGATATTTCTTGTTGTACATTTTCATTATCAAGGAATGTACCGGTATTTGCTGTAAGAGTTATTCTTGTCGTTTGATTAAACTTATTACCAAAACTTGAAGAAACATCTTTTGTTCCATTTGCTGTGTAAATGCTTGATACAGTAGCATAAGCATTTACAATACCATCATACATAACATCATTCGTTGCGAATTGACCTACAACATTACTCATAGAATATACTGTATTACTAAAAGCTCTTGTTATAATACCAGTTGCACCAGAATTTAATTCGGTTACTATATCAGCCGAATTTCCGACAGGGAAATATATTGTACTGAATGAAATTACATTTGCTGTGGAATTAGAATAATAACCTTTTATTGTATTTGCGGTATTAAAAGTTCCCTTAACATTTTTTAATTGAAGGAATGATGAATTACCATATACAACAACACCAGCAGCATTAGTATTAGATTGTAAAACAACTTCCCCTGGAGTCCATGTTGGAATTCCTGATGGGTTAATTGTAAGATTAGCACGATCAAAGTCAGTCAAAGTAACTTTAATATCTTTATATTGTGGATTTTGCAAAATTCCTACTTTTCTATAAGAACCATATCCTAAAATATCATAATTTTCATTAGAGATTGTATCAAATATAGCATCAATACCAACATATCTTCCACCAAGTTCTGTTACGGCATCATATCCGTGACCATTAATTGGTGAGATTATAGCTGTTGCATTTACGCCGCTTCCATAATTGGAACCTGCATATATGCTAATATTTGCTTGAGTATATCCAGAACCAGGATTAATAACATCAACACCAATAATATCATAACTTGAATTAATTCCTGTATTAACGATCGCAATTCCAACCGTATTTGATCCATCTCCGGTAACTTTTACTGTTGGGCCTATTTGATATTCCGTTTGATCATTAGGTAAAGTACTTTGTGCTATTATAAAGGCATTACCACTTAACAAATTAGTTACACTTGATCTAATTAATACTGGATAATTAAGTTTAAATGTTCCTGTAGGACTACTAACTGTTATATTAGGATTAGTAGTTAATTCATTAACTTGTGAAAGTTGTTGTGAAGATTCACCACTTAAAAAGAATTGAACACCACCACTATTTGCCGACCAAGTACCAGATACACTAGAAAGAATAACCGTCGATGAATTTGAATATGCAATTATAGCATTCGCGCCTTGATTAATACGACTTGAATTAGTCATATTGACCTTTTCACCGACTGTAAAATATGTACTGGTTAAAGCTGAATTTGTAATTCCTATTTTAATAGACGACAAATTTGTATTTGAAATAGCACCACTAACTGTTGTGGGACCAATTGATATCGGTTCAGCAACAACAGGCATTTTAAAATGAGAATTGGAAGTTGCTGTAAATAAAGTATTAAATGGAGAAGTTACAATTAATAATGAGGTATTTACATTATTAGCCACTCTTCTAATATTATTTGCAGCATTTGGGCCTACTCTAATATATTCACCATTTGCATAACCATTCGCGCTATCATTTAATTGTGTTCCGGAACCACGAACAATCTGATTATCACAATACATTAAAGCAGTTGCAGTATCACCTGTTAATGTATGACCGCTTTCAGAAGGATCGGTAGTTCTTGATTCTGTAATCGCAATATTTGCACCAGTCTTTGTTGTAGAAAGAGCAAAAGCTGTTGAATTGGCAAATGTCACATAGTAAAATGCATTACCAGTAAGACTAGGGATTGCATTACTAGATACAACTTTGTAATAAAGTCTATCACCTACTTGAAAAAGTGAATTAGCAGATGAAAGGAAAATAACATTTGCCGTAGTATTGACACCTTTTGTATTAGCGGTAATACTCAAAGGTGTTGGATCCGAAATTGTCAGTGTTGGTGCTACAAAATATTTGGACCCAGCAGTTTGAATATTAATATTTGATATTTTTCCTGTGGTAGCTTGTGCATTTGCTACCGCACCAGAACCTAAATCTGCGGCTGTAATTGTTACTGTAGCATTAGCACTATAACCAGACCCACCCGATGTAACAAATGCAACATTACAAGCGCCGACATTACCAACAGATACAGTTCCAAGTTTTGATGTACCGGATTGACTTGTGTCTACAATTGGCAACCCAAGTGCGAATTGAACTGCCGAACCGTTTCGTGTAACTTGTAATGATGATGTATTTGCAGAGATAACAATACCTGTAGCACCGGTATCGGTTTGTGTTATAGTTGATTTTATATTATAGTAACCTTGTGTATAAAGATAATCAATCTGATCGTAAGACTGTTCGGCATAATAACCGGTTGTAATTGTCCCTTGAACATTAGCAAGATCAAGACGAGCAAATGTGCTGAATGGTTTGCTTACCGTTATTTGTTTTGATGTGCCACTTGATGCTTTAATTTCTCTGATTTGACCTGCGCCAAAACCTGATTTTAAATAAATTGATGAATTTGTATAATAATCATTTATACTGGAAGAAGTATTTGGAAGTTGAATTTTATCATAATTTACAACACCACCAATATACCCTGTTTCATAAACAGAATATCCTTTACCCCCATTGGTAATTTTGATTAAATCAATGGAACCAGGGGTAGCATTTCCTTGAACGGCAGTATTTGTACTTACAGGAATGTAATTTGATGTAGTAAATTTTGTATTAGAAGTTGAATCAATGGTGTACATATACTTCCAAAGATAACCATCCCCAGTTTTGAATGTACCACTTGTAGAGGTAAGTGTAGGTTTAACATATGAAACAGCGCCATTGTTATTATCAATGCACTTATAAACTTCGTATTTGTCGGTTACAACAAAGAATTTTTTACTATAAAGATCAGATTCATTTTGATCATACGTGGCATAAATTGTGTCTTGAGTCCAATTATAACGTGGGATTAAATTAGTTACATCTTCGTCTTTTAGAAGCTTGCCATAAAGGATGTCGTTGTAAATAGACTGTTCGACTTGAGCAACGGAATTATTAGCAGGCAATACTGAATTTGTACTATCATCATTGCCACCTGAACTGTTAGTCCATGGTTGTGACCTTGCCGCAAACAAATAATAAGCATTTCTGTTATTACGGATATCCGTAATAAAACTATTTGCTTGATTGATGTAATGATTAATTGTAAGTATTGCCATTATTTCGCCCAACTACCTTTTATGCTATTTATTTTAAGAATAAGCGCGAATTTCGATAATGTCACCAAGAGCAGCTGCCGAATTCAACGCTACTGAAACCCCATTTGTTGCAGTAAATTCGGAATTTGATAATTTGATACCCTTGAATTCATGAATTTCTCCAGCTCCAGTTCTTGTTTCCAAAATATTTGCATTGGTTCCTCCTATAGTGGTTGACAGCGCAATCGAGCTCGAATTTGCAAATGTAACGTAGTAGTATGTATTGCCTGTTAAATTAGAAATTGCCGTATTACCGACAGGAACGCTATAGTAAATCGGATCATTCACATCGATGTAAGTGTTTGCATTCGTAACTGATAATACATCTGCGGTATTATTTGCATATGATGTGTTCGCTATAATTTTATAATTTCGATAGACATCTAAATTACCAGCTGTATAACCAGTTTGTGGAGTAAACAAAGTCTGATTGGCTGAAGCGACGAATATATCGTATTTTGTTTTTATAAAAGCTTCTGCTTCAGATTGATCCGCTGTTATTTCATTCTTCAATCTGAAACGACCGAACAACGCAACACCAGACGGGTGAATCAAATCCTTTACCAATTTCTCATATACACTCAACATTCTATTCACTAGAATTTCATATGAGAAATTCTGATAATAATAACTATCTTGAATTTTCATAACATCGCTTAGATAACCTTTGTTATCTTTTGCGTAACCGTCACTTTTGCCGTCAGTGTCAATCACAGCGGAACCAGTAACCACTATACCGCTATTATAAAGTGAAGAAAGAAATACAGTATCACTCGGTGTATATCCAAAGCCAGAATTAATAACATCAACAGCGGTAACAACACCTTTTGCACTAGAAACCTTAGATGTTACAGTAGCATTATGACCTTTAATACCACCAAATCCATCATTAAAACTTTGACCTGCAACATCGGGTTCGATTACATCAATATATGGATTTGCTGAATAACCGGATCCAGGATTAATATTTGATAAAAATGCAATAGTACCTGTTTCAATTATTTTAAAAGTGAGAGTTTCATCAATTGTGGAAGTTAAATTTGCAGTAGGATTTTTCGGAAATGACCAAGTAACATTTAAATTTCTATCCAGATAACTTGTTCCTGTATTATTACTACTACTAATTTTATCCGTATTAATAGAAAGAATTTCTTTATTTACAATACCACCAATTTGAAATGAAGCGCCAGATCCACCACCGCCGATAACACTAACGACAGTAGCAGATGCGCCAGTATTACTTGTAATATTATCACCGATATAAAAATTTAATCCTGTACTAAACTCCGTCATTTGTATAAAAGTACTGTTAGCGAATGCTATATTACCATTAGCCGCTGTATTTGAACTTGTTACCTTACTACTAACACCAAAAGTACCAACGGTATTTGAAATAACAAGATCAAGTGCTGTAGCTACTGTAACAACAGCATTCACACTATATCCACTACCACCGTTAATTAAATTAAAATTAACTTTACCATTTTCATCACGAATACCGGCAATTCTTGCTTTACCGCCAACACCGGTACCAGTAATATCAACTGTATCACCTACCTCAAAACCGGCGCCACCATTTTCAATTGCAACAGCGGTTAAAGAACCAAGAATTCTTGGCGCATTATCAAGAGTTATTTCAGGAACTGATTCAGATAGTATTTTCTCACCATATTTAAATCTACCATCAATTGATGAAAGATAAAGAACATGCATCAAGCGACTGTTGACAATCTTTTGATTGACCGTTTCAACAACAGCTGTAGCTGTATGACTGCTATTGTAGATTTGTTTGCCAATTAATTTTTCAAGATATAAGCTATCTGAAACTTCAATGTATCTAGGAACAACCCACTCGCCATCAGATGGTTTAAGAAGAAAATTACCTGGTATATAAAGTTCAATCGACTCATTAAATAACATACGAAACAGAAGTTCATATGATCTCGGTGTGCCTTTAGAGCGATACAAATCGAGGACATGTTTTACCAAAAGTCTCTTGTCAACAAGCATTGATTCTGGTAAAGAATTTAGATATGTATTTTTAAAATAAGTCAGAAATTGTGCTTCAGTTGTATCAATATCATTATAATCAAGTAATGATCTAGCATGATCTAAAACTTGATTATTTGATTCAAGCCATTCATAATATGCTTTTATAAATGCAATAAAATTAGGCCCTTCATCTTTATAAAAAGATGGGAACTGTTGTGGTATAAAAGATGATACAAATTTTTCTATTTTTGACATTAAACTGATAATACCTCAATAGACAAATTTTCCAAATCAATCTGTATTAAGTCATTATTTTTAGCCATAATATCTTGATTGCTTGGTGTGGCAAAAAACTGAATTGATGAAGAGTTTACAAAACCATTCACTGAAATTTTATTTAAACTAATCTTACCACTGAGATAATCAATAATACCAGCCACAGCATATGATTCATATCCAGGAGTTGTCACATCTTTTAAATATATATTTGTTGATGAATTTGTTATGCTTATTTGACCACCTGATAACTGTGATACAGTTATTGTATTATTAAAAGAATTATAATCAGTATACTGATATTGTCTACCATTACTTAAAAAAACAGTCGATGATAATGTACCTGGATTGATTTTATTTCGATAATTAATGTCAATATAAGTATCAGTATTAAGTTCAAGATTTACATCTTTTCTTAAAATAATATATGTTTGATTACTACTGATACTTTTATCAGAGTCATTAATTGCTGCTTCTAATCTTGATAACTTAAATTCTATATCAAAGTCTGTCAGATAATTTACATCATAATTAGTAATTGCACTGGTTACAATATTCTTTATATCAGCAGGCGTATAAACTGTTATATTAGGATTAAATTTAACTGATGATGTTACAAGCAAATAAAGATAATCTGGATTAATCATTTTTGGTACTATACCCATAGTACATTTATCAGAAAGAAATGCTTCTATATTTTGTTTCTCAATTACAGAAAGCGGTGATCCTGAGTTTGTGACAGCCGAAATGAAAACTTTACCATATTCAACTCTATTAGCAATAGTTTCACCGCCATAAACATTTACTGCTTTAACATCTTTATAATTCATCAATACAATATTTTTAAAGTCATTTGCTGTGACTGCTCTATCTTGTGTTTGATAATGTCTAGGTGCATTAAACCGAATTGATTCAATGGATTCTGCAGTAGCACCACCAGATGCTACATTAGTTACTTTTATTGTTGGTATTATTGGTAATGCAGTATACCCATTTACATGTCCTAAATTATCATCAAGAGTAAAATTTGTGCATCCATCCGCAGTCCCAGCAGCACTTATTCTATAAGTTGAATATACCACCGATCCGTTAAGTGGATAATCACCAAAAATACCATCACCAAATACTAATTCATATTTGGTATCTTCTGTGGCTTGAAGAAAATATACATTTGATGTTGGTGTCAAACCATATAAATTTGTAGCTTGTGTATAAAGAGTATTGGTTTGACCGCCGTCTTGTGTTACAATAACGGTAAGACTATCCGTATCAACATTTTCATTACTCATAATGAAACGTTGACCTTCAACCGAAGTATCAATTACAAAAGTATCAGTAATATAACTACCGTCATATATATTTAAAGATGTTGAAAAAACGCCGGCAGATGGATATAAAACATATGATTGTTTTGTAGTAAAAGTATATGTACCATTACTGCTTTTACCAGTAAATCTAGTTCCAAATGGAATTTGAAATACGTTTAAGCCCGATTGTGGGAATGAAATGTTTATTGTTGCCTCAGATGATCTTGTAGATCTAGGGGTATAATTTAATTCTTTCGATCTACTAATCACACTATTTCTTAATTGTGCGGAATCAAGAAACATTTCTGATATGGCCATATTAGTATAAAAAGCATTCAAATGTGTATTATAAGTCAGAATGTCAAGCAGTACCGACATGTTTGAACCATCAAAATCATAATCAGCAAATTGTGATTGATTTTTTAGATAAGTCTTTAATGTAGATTTTAATGTATCAAAGTCAAGATTTACAAGACTGATTGAATTATTTGCCATTCTTAACGTACTCGTCTAAGGATCAGATTTAAATTTTGTGGTGTAATACTATTTATTATAGAAAAAATAAGATTTACTGCTAAACGATCTTCTTCCGGGTAATTATAAATTTGCACTGAAAGTAAATTTACTCTTGGCTCATGAAATCGTATAGAGTTTGTTATAGCATTTCTTAAATTTTCCTGAAGGATAATGTCATTTGGCTCAAAAAGAGCATGATTAACATCCGAACCAAAATTTGGATTAAATCTTCTTTCACCTAGATTTGTAAGAAGTATATTTCTTAATGATTGCTTTATTGCTTGTTCATTCTTTAATCGTACCACATCTTTTGTAATTGGATGCGGTGTAAGATCACCAAGGAAATCTGAAAAGAGATCCGGTATTAATTTTGTTTGTGTAAAATTATCGGCTCTTGTTGACATTTCTTATCCTGATACATTTGCTGGTGGTGTTATTTGTTCTTGAGTTACAGGTAATGTAGCTGGTATTAATCCAGCAAATGATAAAGGAAAACCAATTAATTGAAGAAAACTACAAAATGTAAATGGTATATACGTCAATAGTGCACCTAGACCAATTTGATTGAAAAACTCTTTTACAAGTTTCATCCAATTCTCTATTAAGTATAGTGGCCACTTGACAACAAAATCTTTAGCAGCAGAGATCAATCTATTTATTGTAATTTCTGCAGATTCTGTAGCATCTTCATATACACCGCCTAATAAATCCAAAAGAGTATATCCAAAAATATTAATTGATTTTAAAGTTGCTATTATCATTTTATAATATTGTGCTATTGGTAAAAGTTTAGAAACGGATGCAATTGCATCTTCTATAATTGTTTCAATATCCAAAGTAACCAAAGCTACAAGTGATGGTAAACCCAGGGATATCCAAATTGAATTAAACATCCCGATTAATGTATTGAACGCCGCGTGTAATATGCCGGTAGCAATGTTTGTCATTTCCATCACAAACCAAGACCAAATTTCTTGAATCTGCAATTCAGGTGCTTTAAGACCGAATTCACCACTGAATGATTTACCAAGTCGACCTACAACTGCAAGAGCACCATTTAGATTTTTTGTTATTCTTGATTTCACTTCGGCTCTATATTCGGCGTCTGTAAATAATTGTAGAATATTCACATTACCAAGAAATGGTACAGGAATTGTAACTAATCCATTGATAATTGATCCAATAATTTCCAAACATTTTGCCAGAACATAAAGTTTAAATTCAGCAACTATTGCTCTTGCTTTAATTTCCCATTCATATTCTGGCACGGATAATGTTCCAAAAACTGGTTTTGTTACAGAAATTGGAAAGTTACCAAGTAAATCATCAATTGATTTAAGTGATTGTCTAATTTGACCTGCCAATTCATTATAACCAAGAACGGTCAATATTGCAGGTAATGAAGCCAATTTTTTTAATGGTATGGCAAGATCACCAGGCTTTGGTATAAGAGTTGCAGAACAACCAACATCCTTAACTATATCAGAAGTGTTTATAGTCATTATTTGTTATCCGTTCAAAATAATTCTACTGGCGGTGATAGAAGTTTGCGCAGTAGAAGTAGATACAAAACCAGAAGAAGAATTGATTGTTACATTACCGGTCGATGTCGTCAAGGTAATGGATTCAGCATCAATAATAAAATTTTTGCACTGAATTCTTACACTACCATCACTAAGAATCTCAATATTACCATGAGAATTTACGGACCAATCATCATTTAATATCTCTGTTTTTACACCAGTAAAATTTGTTACAGACTCACTGCCAATATTTTTATACTCAGATCCTGTAATTGCAATTGTTGCATCACCACCAACAGAATTAAATTTATCCCCAATAATAGTTTCGGTTGAAGTACCGCCTATACCTAGTACAAAATCGGCACCAGCGGCCATATACTTATTGCCTTTGGTTTCTTCACTGACAGATCCGTCGATGTTAACATTCATAACACCTTTTACTTTTAAATCATAATGACCATCTACTGTAGTTGAAAAACCATCACACATATAATAATAAGCTTTGCCGACTGAATTGACTACGGTTCTTCCATCCTTAGACAATTCAACATAAGAGCCTTTTGTATGTGAAACACGTAAACTTTCACTACCTGGCGTATCGTTAATATGAATTTCGTGGCCACTACGTGTAATAGTTGCTTGATTATATGGGTACTTAGCTTCAAAAGTAGATTGTGGATGACGCCTATTATTTGAGTCTGACATAATTTATCCTAGGATACATTTAAACCTGTTCGTATATTTTGTGTTTGTATAGCCAATAATCCTTGTGCTCTCGCAAAATTATCCACAGCTGTTGAGGTACTGGTAGATATTAACTTTGCTTTTTTATTATTTGTTTGAAATACGGTTTGTAGACCGAATGCAATAGTTGGAATAAGAGCTGCGATGGTAGCAATTTTATTAGCACCGCTAAATCCCGAGCCAAGAACTTTTGAAATAGCAAAACCCTGAGTAAAATTAAGATTACTAGACACAGCTTGTGATAATGTATTAAATGTAAGAGGTTTACCACTTAATAATGTATTGCCGATTACACTTGTAAAATGATCTTGTGCTGCAAAGGTAGTATGTTCTTGTGCATCTTTATAATTAGGTTGGCCATTTCTCAATGTATAAACAGCTGTTCCGGATCCTGTTGGATCTCTCCATTCAATATAACCAGGATAAGGATCATTTTCAACTGTATAATATTGTTGGGCATAACTAAATGGTGGTGATTGTTCGATACTGGTTGCTTCAGGTCTAGGTGATGTATCAGTAATTGTTGCAGCCAAAGGTGCTGATGGTACCGAATCAATTAATGTTTTGATACCGGTGTTTGTTGCATTTGTAATAGCAGTAGCACCACCAATAACGGCACCAGTTGTCATATTAATTACTTTATCAAGACCACCCGTAATTGAACCGACAACATTATTTAATCCGCCGATTACAGAAGCTATAGCAAAATCTGCAGTTTTAAATAAACCTTGATTGATAGGACTAATTCCACATGTAATTGCACTTAAAGCATTGATAAGATTTTGTATGGTTTTTATACCGGAAATAGCGCCATTTAGCATTCCTACTAATTTGAATAAACCGATTTGCTTAGCAAATGATAGAATGGCATTGCGGATGGCTTGAACAGCTGTTCTAACAATACCGGAAACAATACCTTGAACAGTACTACCAAGAAACCGGAGTATTGAACTAATTGAAATAAGATTGCCATTTAAACAAGGCAAGGACGATAATGTACCGAGAGGATCAACTGCTTTTTTAATATCTAAAACATCACTAGTACTATCTTTATCATATGAAGCTGTTGTTGGCAAACCAAAGTTAGCCATGTTTCTTTCAACGGCCGTTGTAACATTAACACCTTCTGTATTATTTACAGAGAAAATATTTGCACTACCGGAATCAATATTCGAAATTGAAACTCTACTATCACTTTGAGAAGAATATGGGTTATTGGGAGTACCTTGTGCAGCCCCAGGTATACTGCCAGTATCTGTATTAATTGCTGGTGCACCATTAAGCATTTCACCGGTTATTTCATCACCTGCTTTACCGAGCGAACCAATTACTAATGGATATTGAAGATCACTACTGTCTGCCCAAAACCCTATAACTCTGGATCCAACAACAAGTCCAACAGGAGCGGTTCCTATTCTACCAATAGCTGCTGAAGTTACTGATTGTGTTACTTGTGCCCAAGGTAAAGCAGAATCAGGTATATTGGTCCTATCATCGTGCCGACCATATACTCTAATCTTAACTCTTCCTGATTGGTGGGGATCATTTACATCGACTACTTCACCAACCCAGTATATCATATTTTGACCAAGATTTCTCTCAACCATGATTTAACCCTCTCGATAACGACCTTTGAGACATTCTACAATACAAGTATATCTAGGCTTTTCTTGAACAAGACCTATCTTATGATGTATTCTAGAGATAAGAAATTTACCAGATAATAATGGATCTTCTGTAACGTTACCAGTAGTAGCAGAATTATTCGGAAAAGTACAATTAATAGTAGAACCAGGTGTTAAAATAAAATCTCCCGGTACTCTTATCTTTAATGAATTTTGTAATAGTAATGCTATATATGCTTGTAATTTTGGTGAACCTTCAGGAATATAAGTTACAGGTCTTTGTGAATTATCCACCGGTATGAATACTTGTGGTGGAATTCTTGGATACAAATAGCGATTTGTAAAAACATCCGAAACATCTGATCTTCCAGTGCCACCATCTTTAAATATCGTATCATTTGCGTGAATATCCTGAATATTAAATCCTAATGTAGTAAAATTAAATGTGGTTACTCTTGTCGGCCCACCATAAGTTATACGATCAAGAGCTGAAAAAGCTGTAGGTAATTGATATGATAAAATATTTCTATCTTGATCTGGACTCAATACATTAATGTTTATAGCACTTGATTGTATAAAATTTTTAACAACATTTGTAGCAAATAAATTTTCAATTGTAACAAATTTAAATATTTGATTATCACCGTTTCTTGTTTCAAAGAATACATAAGACGATGACTGATTTTCTGCCGATATTGATCTAGATTTTACCAGATTAATAGCAGCATATGGACTTAAATTGCTGATAGGTAACATTTGTGGACTTTTAGTCTGTTCCGTAATTATTTGTTTATCAGTACGAAGATATGTTTTTGCTATATCTTGAACTATTTCAGAATTAAGAACATTCTCATAACCTTTTTGTACATATTCATTTTGAGCATACATTGCTTCAATACTGACACACTTCAGTACATATGTTTTTGCCCTTTGATTTGGTAATTGTTGACCTTCACCTCGTTCATAAAGAGCAAACTTATAATTTGCCCTCACATCACTTGGGCTCAACATATTAAATTCAATTAATTCATCGCCAAGTAAACGCAAATTGCCAACGATATCTTGTGAATCAAGAACCATTATGTCACAAACTATTCCTGGTGTAAAAATACTTTCGTAAATTGATGCGGATACGAATGATGTTGTAAGTGTTAAGGTACCACGAGGAGAAGTTATAACTAATTTTTCTACTCTTACATCACCGATTGAAATATTATTTCCCATTTATTTTAACAAAGCTTTCAGTTCACCTGCAATTTGACTTGAATATTGTTTCTTTAAAACTTGAATAGATTTATTTTTTTCATTGATTTCAGATTCATAATCATAATAATAAACTGGGCTCCAATATGTTGATTCAAATACTGGAATATTACTGGTTATTAATGTGGCGCCAGTATATAATATTTTCTTTTTACTTTCTCTACCCATAACATAATGCAACGAACCAGTTTCAGTTACATTACCTGATGTATGTTGTATTAAAAGCAGTGTTTTACTTTTACCGCAAACTTGACCGCTGCCTATAATTGCAGTGTTATTATATACATCAACTATTTCATCTGTGATAAATTTAGATCCATTCATGGGTGGGTCTGATGGATCTGATGGATCTAGTGCATATTGAATAACCGCGTTTGTTGTTATTTTCCAATCAATCTGTTTTCGTTTATATCCAAGTGGAGTAGTGGAATAAAGAATATCACCGTATACGGGTTCATAAAATCGTTTAACAGTTGAATATAAATTATCAAAAATTACATTTGAAATCATACCCTCATTAGCATACCAATTATTTCTGTAGTACTTTATTTTTGAAGTGGCATTTGATATACTACCATACTTCTTGATAATAAAATCATTAAAACTTGCTTGATCAATATACCAATCATAATATGGATCAATAACTTTATTTGTTACATGAAGAATCCAACCCATATATTCATCTTGATAATAACGATTTGCTATATCATCAGGTTGTTCACTTTGTTGAATATCATATGGATAATAAAAGATCGGATTATTATAAACAGAATTAAGAGTTACCACGCGTTCCGTAATATTACGAACTGGCGCACCATTATATTTAATAATAGGAAATTTTTCGAAGTATCTTTCAGCCATCCCTTAAAATCCTAATTATCCAGCACCAGTTAATGAACCAGCAGATAAATTGCTATTTGTTTGTTGTCTTTCAGTTTGAATACCGTTTATCAAATTTGTTGTAAGCATGCCTGTTGTATTGTTTTCAGCAACTGTATCATTAAATTTTGTTGCTGTATAATCTCTGTTGGTCCAGTATTCAATTTCTTTTAATTGCACAGTAATTGTAACTGCAGTTGGTGCATTTGTTCTTCTATAAAAAGAAGGTGATGCTCCTGGGGCATAATTTACTGAGATACTTTCAATAACCGCAGGTTTGAATCTGTATAAAAATTCACTTGATGGATATAAACTAACCGTTACCATACTTGGAAACGAAAATAGTAGACCAATGCCATCACTCACACCCGGTAAAGAATGATATTGAAATGTACTGATAATATCTCGTATAATACCACTTTCTGTTTCATTTTTAGGTATTAATTTCCAACTAAATGAATGAGATTTAAATTGCGGGCGTTCAAATAAGATTGTTTGATATGGGTTTACCGTCATACCAAAATAAGATCTAATTGCACCACCAACACCAGTATCTTGAAGACCTTGTGCAAACTGTCCAGCTACTCCTTGAAAAGCTTTACCTACTGTATTAACACCAGATTGTAGTGATGGGATAGCACTACCTGTTTGTGCTCGATTTGTTGATGCTTGTTCCAATACTGCACCCGCAAGAGGGCCAAGTGATGAATCACTATAACTAACAGCTGTATTATCTTTTAAACCTTCTGGAATAGGAAGTCTAATTGTCCCTGTAGATCTTAAAAATGGTGAATTATTAATTGCTCTTTTTTCATATGCTTGAAAAAGAAATGACATATAAAATCTAGTAGTTGTAGTTAGATCGCTAGGAAATTCGCTTTGTTGTTGAAATTGATTTGACATTGTTTGTCTAGAATTATATAAATTACTAGCATCTTGATAGGCTAAATATGCACCACCGGCGACACCAGCAATTGTTGCCCCTGCCACTATAGTTTGTACCGTGGCACCTCCAACACCAAGACCCGCGCCAACTCTACCCGCTGCTGCTAACATTTTTTTTAATCCTAGAATAAATATCATCATTATTTATACTGATAAAACAAAAATGGCAAAATATCTTCAGGGCTTTTTCAAACCTTTGAACCCACATAAATATAAAGGTAATCCAACTAATATTGTGTATAGATCAAGTTGGGAATTACGACTGATGTCTCATTTTGATGCACATCAAGATATTGTATGGTGGTCATCCGAAGAACATGTCGTTCAATATCGTTCACCAATTGATGGAAAAATTCATCGTTATTTTCCTGACTTTATAATAAATACAAAGAATAAAGAAACGATTATGATAGAAGTAAAGCCTCTGGCTCAAACAATTGAACCTAAGAAACAAAAGACTCCGACTAAACGATATATTAATGAAGTCTATACTTGGGGAGTAAATTCAGCAAAATGGTCTGCCGCAGAAGAATATTGCAAAACTCGAGGATGGAAATTCCAAATAATGACTGAGAGGGACATTTACGGTAAATGACAGCTTATATTTTCCAACAGTTATCGGAGAGAGGTCGGGCCGAAGGTATTAATGAAACTACACGTCGTAGAGATGCCAGAAAGTGGTTTCAAAATGCTGCGCAGAAAGTACAAAGAGTCAATAAAAATTTAATGCTCGATGATCGTGAAAATTTGGTTAAGTCGATTGACATTGAATCAATCGGCAAAATGTATATGTTTTCATATGATCCAAAACATAAAGAAACACTCCCTTATTATGATATGTTTCCTTTAGTATTTCCAATTGATTTAAGAAAAGATGGATTTTTAGGTATTAATTTGCATTATTTACCGCCTGTTCTCAGAGCGAAGTTAATGAATGCAATATATCAAACAATCAATAATGATATCTATAATGATACAACAAAACTCAAACTATCATACAGCATTTTAAGCAATGCATCAAAATATCGTTATTTTAAGCCTTGTATCAAGCAATATCTTGCCACTCATGTACAGAGTAGTTACCTAAATATTGAACCTACAAATTGGGATTCAGCTCTAATGCTACCGACAGAACAATTCAAGAAAGCAACCAGGGAACAAGTCTGGAAAGATTCGAGAGGCATGATCTAATGGCTGGATTTAATATAGCTGAATTTTCGGCAAAAATTAATGAACGTGGTACGTTACAGAATAATAAATTTTTAATAAAAATAAGTTTTCCAGGAATTCTTGCAAACGTTTATAAAGAAGAAGATTTATTTTTTAGAGCATCTTCGATCGAAATTCCTGGTGTTTCATTTGAATTTTCAAATTCTTTTCGTTACGGTGTTGGACCACAACAAAAAACGCCTAGAAATCCAAATTTTAACGATATAACCATTTCGTTTATTGAAGATGATCAAAATAGAATTTGGAAATTCTTTAGTCGTTGGACAAATGAAATATTCAATTTTGATACAGATCGTATGTATGTTGCTCGTTATAAAAGCGAATATACATCACCTAATTTTGAAATTATAGTATTTAATAACTTAGGTACACCAGTTAACAAAGTGATACTTACTGAAGCTTTCCCGAGCTCTTTAGGTAATATTGGTTTATCTTGGAATGATAAAAATAATCTCATGATGGTTAAAGTCGGAATTTCCTTTACCGATTGGTATTGGGGAATACCTGGGGTCGATGTAGGAGAAAATAGATCGCAATCGTCAATAAATAGGCCGGGTGATAGAGTCTTTGCATCAAATCAAGTTGCACCTGCACCACAACCTTCACAACCGGACCAATCTAGAATGGAACCCGGACTCGACCCCCGAGTTAATACACCAACAAATCCCTATAATCAACAAAATTCAAATGTAGATCCTGCAGGCAGACTTTTTGGGCCTGGTGGTTTAACGCCTTAATTTTACTATTTTTAACAATGGAGTTATATTATGCCACTACCTAAAATCAAACATCCAATTCACGAATTTACAATCCCATCAACAAGAAAAAAAGAATTATTCAGACCTTTTCTTGTTCGTGAGGAAAAAATCCTTCTGATGGCAAAAGCATCAGGTGATCAAGGTGATATTCTAAGAGCAGTAAAACAAGTAGTCAATAATTGTGCTATTAATAAGTCATTTGATATTGATAAAGTTGCGATCTTTGATGTTGAATATTTGTTTCTACGATTGAGAGCGGTTTCAATCAATAATATGGTAAAGGTTTCATATATTGATAATGAAGATACAGAAGTATATGATTTTGAAATTGATCTTTTAAAAGTAGAAGTCAAGTTTCCCGAAAAAGTAGATCAAATTATTAAAGTGAATGACAAGATCACTATTGTTATGAAACATCCACCTGCATCATTATTTGATGATAAAGATTTTGCTAATTCAGGTGAAGATGCTTTTTATGAACTAATCCTTCGTTGTATTGATAAGATTTATGAAGGTGATGATGTTTATGATCCATCGGAATATACCAAAGAAGAAATAGAAGAATTTCTAAATGATTTGGATGTGACGATATTTGAAAAGATTCAAACATTCATGTCTAAAATGCCTAAATTGTATCATCGTATTGAATATAAAAACAAAAATGAAAATGATAGGATAATTGAGCTGACTTCGCTCGCCGATTTTTTTATGTTGGGTTAAATCATAATACATTAGAAAATTACTATATTTCATTATTTTCATTGATCCAACATCATAAATATTCAATTGCAGATGTTGAAAATTTAATACCATTTGAACGTGATGTCTTTGTCGAAATGCTCCTGCAATATCTGAAGGAACTTGAAGATCAAAGGAATCGTAATGTCTGATAGTAATATTGATAATACTATTTTAAATCAACAGTTATCAATACAAAATGAGCACTGGGTTAAACAGTACTGGCGCCCAGCAATGGGTTGGCTATACATGGCAATGTGTGCATTTGATTTTATAATATTTCCTTTAATTATGATGTTTCTACCTGTTTTTACTCATTCACCATATGCTAAATGGGAAAGTCTGACCCTTTCAAATGGCGGACTAATTCATTTATCATTTGGTGCTATTCTTGGTGTTTATGCCTTTAGCAGAAGTCAAGAAAAAATGACAGCGAGTAGATAATAGTGACAAGAAGATCTTTACCTAGAACTACAAGACTAGCAAATATAGCTGCAAAGAGACCTAAAACAGCAGGTCGTATAACAGCAAAATATGATAATAAACAATCATCAAAAATAGATAGTAATACATTTAATAAAATGTTCCCACAACTGGGGAGATTAACGAATGGGAGTCGTAATAATTCAAATCAAGATTCATTCTTGACTTCGGATGGATCTGCTACACGAGTAGTTGGTAATCTGTATGGGCAAATATTAGAAAATCAAAATAAACAAAATGATATACTAAATCAAATTTTACAGCAGATAAAAAATTCGAACAATAACTTTGCCGGACCATTATTATTAAATAATAATCAAAATAATGAATCACCAAATAATAATCGTGGTGGTGGTTCAAATAATAATGGTAATAATAGTAATAGTAATACATTTGATAATTTACTTAATATATTAGGGTTAGGTGCAGCAGGTTATTCAACATGGGATTTAATACGAAAATTATCAAGATCAGGTCCGGCTGTAGCACCGCCAACTAATGCGCCAAGACCATCAGTACCACCAGCACCACCAAGACCCGGTGCATCAGCAAGTTCACCACCAAGACCCAGTGTACCTCCAGTTTCAGCAAGACCCGGTGCACCAGCAAATTCACCGCCAAGACCAGTATTGCCGGCAACAACGCCGGCAAGACCAGCAACTCCAGCAAGTGCACCACCAAGACCAGCAACACCAGGAAATATACCACCAAGACCAGCAACACCAGGAAATATACCACCAAGACCTGCGACACCAGCAGCGCCAATAAGACCTGCATCACCACCTGGGACAGCAACTACTATACCACGACCGGTTAATTCACTCAGTATTAGTCAAAGAATTGCACAGGCTAGTACAATTGAAGAACTACGTGCTATACAAAATCTTGAATTTGAAAGATTAGGAACTACACAAAGGCAAGCACTTGAAAATATAAGATCTGTTGAAAGAGCTCGGGTAATTCAAAGACAAACATCCCAACAAGTTGATCAACTTCAAAGATTAGTGAGTCGCCGGGCTGAACAATTAATCCCACCAACGGTAAGTGCTGTGCCATCTTCCGCTGTGAGCGTAGTACCGGGGAGAGGTATACCAACTCCTAATGTAGGAACTAGTAGTTTACCACCACTATCATCTTCTTCTGCACCAATACCTAGAATCCCGCCAACAGTAACTGCGGTGCCGCCCCCAGCTGCTACACCTAGACTCCCAGGACCAATAAATCTTGTACCACCACCACCGCCTCCGGCTGCAGGTCTTGTTACACCTGTTGTAAGACAAAGAATATCAACATTATCAGAATCGAGAGTACCAAGATCAACTCCTTACAGATCAATTAGACTTGGTCTAGGAACTTTAAGAATTTTAGGATCGCTTGGACTTAGGGTACTAGGGATAGTTGGTGGAGTGAAATTAGTTGAAGATATATATGTAGGTTTGGTTGAACTTAAAGCTAGAACAGTATCCGTAAGTGTTAGAAATAGACAAGCATTTTTTACCACTTTAAATAATCTAATAAGAAGACTAGAAGCATATAGTAGTCTTTTAGATCAATTTGATAATGAAACAGACCTTGCTAAAATACAAGACTTAGAAAATACAATCAAAGAAGAGAATGCTGAAATATCATCTCAATATGATCGTATTGTTGAAATGGCCGAAAATCTAGATAAAGAATATAATCAAGACATTGCTCGTAGATTACGTAATGGACAAAATATTCCCGAGAATCAAAGACAAGCACCATATTTAAATATTTTAGCAAATACTGGCGCGTCTGGTTCTCAACAACAACCAGATGTGCAAAATAAAGATGACAACGATGGTTCCGGTAGTGATGGAGAAAGTGGTGGATCTGGTAGTGATGCAACTCCGATTAATAGAGATTCGGTTAGTGCCAAGCAAGTGGAAAATATACCAGCGACAGAACATCGTCAAAGTAATCGAGCAAACCGTGCTGAAGCTATTTCTGGTTCTGCTTCAGCCGCTATAGCATTTTTTATATCCAAAGGATGGACCCCGGCCCAAGCTGCAGGTATTGCTTCTAATTTACAAGAAGAAAGTGGCTTTAATCCCCGCGCAATCGGAGATCGTAATAATCCTCGCGGAGCATCATATGGTATTGCACAATGGAGAGAAAGTAGATTAACTGATTTTCAAAACTGGTCGGGCGGGAGACATGTTCTTCAGGCCACATTTGAAGAACAACTTGAATTTGTACAATATGAGTTAATGCGAAAAAAAGCAGGACCTCGTGCCGGTTCTCGTAGAAATGATATTATAGGTGATATACTTCGTGAAGCTACCACGGCGGATCAAGCGGCGGCAATCGTAGATGAACTTTATGAAGTATCAGATCGTGCTGCACGTTCACGAAGAACGGCAAGAGCTCTTGAATATGCAAGTGGTATACCACAGTCGGCATCTCAACCACAAATTCAACAAGCCCAAAGCCAATTAAATCCTGCTTCTTCAATTGGTGTAGAGCTTGGTAGTCTTGGAATACCTCAAGCTAGTATGAATACAAATGAACCACAAACAGGTACTTCTTTATCACAAGCTGGAACAAATATGATTTCTAGAGATCAACAACAAATAAGAAGATTCCAAGAAATAATCAATAATATAACGGGTGTATTAGGTGACCAACAAACTCAAATGAAATCAAGTTCTATAGCGTCAAGTAGTGCTGAAACAAGTACTATGTTTAGTGAGGTATCCTTACGTGATCGCTTAGAATCAGCATTTAGTTATAAAAAGTTATAAAGTAAGAGTATAAAACATGGCAAAGAAACCAACAACCACAACCTTGGCGGATATAATTAATAGCCCTGAATATAAAGGTATGAATAATTCAGTAAAAGCTCAAATTGAATCAGCATTAGCAGAAAGTAAAGGAAAGCCAGCTTTACCAAAACCAAGAAATAAAACCTTGATTTCTACAGAAGAAGTTCTTGCAAATCCCGCTATGGTTAAAGCTATTAAAGAAAAAATTGGAGAAGAAGCCGCGGAGGAATTTTTAAAAAAAATTGATGAAAAATCAAGGATTGATGATACAGATAAACCGATTGTTGTAGATAAACAAAATAAAGTCATAAAAGTAAAACAAAAAACTAGAAAGCAACAAGAGTTTGAACAACAGGAAAATACACAAAGATCTTTAAAAGATTTTATTTTAAGTAAAGGCAGTAAAGCATTTAATAGAATGTTCCCATTATTGGGTTCATTAATGGGTGGTGTGTATCGCGGTGGTGATAATAAAAATGAAAATACTAATAGATCACAATCCAATACACAAACAAATGAAAGTGGTGTTACTGTAATTTTATCTAGTATTGTTAATAGTCAAAGAACTACTAATAATATTTTAACAGAAATACTTGATAATATAAAAGGTGTTCGTAATAATAATCTAGTTCCAACTAATAATACAAATACAAATACAAATACTGGAATTCTTGATGGGTTTAAAAATTTTTTAAAACTGTTAGGTGTTGCTGCAGGTGCTATTGGTTTAGGAGTTGCTGGTATCTCAGCTTTAGGTAATTCTAGATCCAATGAACAGTCGGATACTGTTACAAATCTTAATCCAACACCACCCCAAGTACCTGAATTAATAAGTCCAAATGTTAATAATTCAAATCCCGAGTCGACACCCACAAGAATTGATGCTACTAGAGCTAATGAATCACGTTTAAGACTTGCTGGTACTACCACAGCCCAACTTATGGGTAGAGGTGAACCACCTGCTCAAAGAATTAATAGTGATACCGAAAGAGCATTTAATAGTTTACCACCAGCACAACGAGGGCTTATTAGTCCCAATGTTAATAATTATAGTCCCGAACCAGAACCTATGCGTATGGGTGCTGCAGGCAGAACATTTGCCGGTGAAGGATCAACACCACAATCACAATCTATTTCAAATTTTCCCGAACCTTTATCTGTATCGCGTATAATTGCTGAAGTTGGTTTAAATGAACGTCACACACTGAGTGGTCGTACTACGGACCGTTTAAGATCTTTTAATGCTGAGGCTGCAGTATCTAATGAATTTGGCGCGCCTTTTCGTTCATCAAGAGAATTTTGGCCTGAACCAAATACGGAAACGGGACGTGAAACATTAGCTCAAAATAGATCTTTTAATGGTGAAGCAGCGTTTCCAGCTCCATATCGTGCACCTATAATAGGCATGCCTGGAAGAACATTTATGGGAGAAGAAAATGGCGGTGGTGCAACATTATTATCACCTAGTTCCGTTGGTAACTACAATCCTGAACCAGCACCATCCGAAACAACTATATCCGGTATACAACAAGCACAAAGAGCACGTATTGAACTAGCTGGGACAACTGCTGCTCAATTAATGGGTAGAGGCGAATCACCTGCCAGAAGAATTAATAGCGATACCGAAAGAGCTTTTAATTCAATAACACCGGCAAGAATTAATCCTACACGACGTTCGGATCCACTTAATTGGCAAGGTGGTCGACCAATGCGTTCGTGGGCAGGTGAAGAAACAACAACAGATGCAGAACCATCCCAATCTCAAAATGCACCTGCAGTATTATACACATCACCTGTGAATACAGGACAAACATTATCTACTGTTTCCACTCAAAACGCAATTGCAGAAAGAGTCATTCCCACACCACCAACACCACCGGCAACTTCGGTTGATACACCTACAACACCAGCACCAAGAACTCAAAGTTCCTCAAGTCCAATTGACCCTAATAATCCTGGATCCGTTGAACCACCAGATTCTGGTTCCCGATATGCTAGACTATTTAGCATGGCGGCATAAAAAAAGGGAGGCGAAAGCCTCCCTTTTCAGTATTAACTTGCAAGTCGCTTAAAGAATTCCAAATCCTCACCATCGTCATCATCAGTATTAGTAGATGGTGCCAAGCGAGCAGGAGCTTCACGTTGAGGTGTTGAGTCCTTCCAAGGAAGTTCATCCTCATCATTCTGCTTCCGATTAGCTGCAGCCTGGCGAGAACCAGCAGGAGTACTTTCATCAAGATTAAGAACCTTGTTCAACTTAGCCTTAAGTTCCTCATAGGTCTTAAAGTTAGAAGGAGAAAGGAATGCCTGAAGTGAATGTTCCTGTTTCCAAACAGACTCAATTTGATTGTCATTTTCGAAGAGAGGACCGGCAGAAGCAAATTCAGACTTATCGTAGTTGCGGTAACCTTCAACATTACGAATCTTAAGCTTGAAGTTAGCACCAGACCATGGATCGAAAGGATTCATCGGTTGTTCATCTGCAAACTGAGGATTCATAGCCTCATTGAGCTTATCATAAATCTTCTTACCAAACTTGAATAACTTAACCTTACCGTTATTTTCGGGATTGGCCTGGTCTTGAATGATATAGATATTGCTGATAAAAGTCAACTTACGCTTTTGAGCGCGCGCCTGTTTACGAGTAGGTGAATTGTCATCCTCAGAAATATTCCAAAGCTTGGAATTAAGTTCACCAACTGGATCAGTCTTACCGAGAGTAGTCAAGGAATTTTCGATATACCAAAGCCCAGTCGGTCCCTTGAATCCATGTTCGAACATCCGAATAAACGGAACATCTTCTTCACTAGGTGCTGGAAGAAAACGAATAACTGCAAAACCATTACCTGCCTTGTCGACATTAGGATACCAGAGGCGATCATCACCCTTGCTGGATTCACCTGCTGAATTGAGTTTTGCTAGTTCTGCGGTAAGCTTTTCAAGTGAGTTCTTACCGGAATTTTGCTTAAGTTGTGAAAAGTTCATATGTAGTCTCCGTATGTTTTGTATATTTGTATAACTGTATGTTTGTATATGAGAGTAAACCCTCATAACTATTTATAATACCACTAAACAGAGAAAAAGTCAATCAATAGTTTTTGGATTTTTTCTCTATCATACTTAATGAATGGTGTGTATTTCTTGATAAGAAGTTTAATATCGGTCCATACAACATCATCATTAAGTTCCTTATCCCAGTGTTTAAAACATCTGGAAATATCCACCAGTATACATAGAGTTTCTACTGATATAGAATCACTACAGAAAAGCTTAAGCAGTACTGGGTGTTGATTATCTCTAACTATAAAGTTCTCATTAAACTTTTCTTCTAGTTTCTTAAGATCACCGGAAACCATATAAGTTAAAGATTGACTTCGTTTCAACCAATTAAGATATATTTGTTCGGCTGATTCATCATATGCTAATTCTCTAATCCAACATTTAGGATTTTGTATAAAATTAGCGAGCATAAGATTATGTGCATCTTTATGCTTAGCCATTTTTTCAAAAAAGAATTTATCTTTGCGCTTATTAAAAGAGCCTATACTTCCGGATACCTTACCTTTATATTTAAAGTAATCATATCCAGGGGAGTTAAAATGGTTTTTAAGAGACAAATAGTCCTTATATGTCTCGAATGGTGTCATACAGGTAATCGCGCAGTCTTCTTAAGGATATTTAAATTTTCGGCCTCACATGTGATATTAGAAAGAATTGTAGGATCTTTCTTAATTAGTGATGCTGCATATTCAGGTTCAAGACTATTCACATCACACCAATGAATTACAGCATCAATAAATTCCATTCCCTTCTCTTCACATAATTGACGAATATCAGCCGAAAAATTTACATTCTTAATCATTAGATAGCAACTCCGGAAAAAATTTAATTAATGCTTTACCAAGAAAATGAATAGATGCATGATAACAAAAAATCCATATAAAAAACATATGCATATAACCAGCAAGATAAGGATATGCTGTATTATAAATTGCACCTATAAAAAGCAAACTGAATAACAGATATGCTAGGCCACCAAGTCTATTGCGCTTTGGAATTTCTTTTGCCATCAGTCCCAAAGTGCCTCATAGTACTTAGCAAAAAGACGGCGACCGTTCTTCATTCTTTCACGATGTGTTGCGACGCCCTTTTCGTCAACCGTAAAGGTATCATTTGGTCCCTTCTTCATAACACCATTATCAAAAAGAATATCAGACTCACCAGTATAATATTGCTCTTCCCAATTCGAAGAATGTTGTTCGAATGTCCAAATCATTTCATTTAGAACCCATTCCCAACGAGGAATCCAATTTTCATCCGTATCACCTGTATTCTTTTGCTCTTCAGATAGAGCAGGCGCAGAAATTGATTGGAATTCTAGAGGAACATCTTCATCATCAACAAATGGTGCACCGTACTTATTCTTACTAAGTTGTTTAAGCATAGGAACAATAATCATAGCCAAAGTATGATCCATGGACCAAATATCATAATCATCAATACGAATATTGATCTTACGTTCCTTAAAAGTATCTACCCAACGACAAAGGCGATAGAGAGCAGAATCAGTACCATCCTTATTAGTTGCCAACCAATCACCAAGTTTTTCTACAATGTCAGAATCTCTGTTCTTCCAAAATAGAATACCTTCGGCAATCTGATATGGACCAATAAAGTTTTTATATGGTCCTAGAAAAATCTTCATTCATATTCCCCTTCAAATGTGCAATAAGCAGTAATAACCGTAGCACCCATATTTTCTAAAATAGCCAATGATGCTCCAATATCATTAATGCATTGACTAGGTGTGGTGGATGCCAGATAGGTATTCTTAACTTCACCATTAAAAAGAAAAGTAATAAAAAGAATTGTGGTGAGCATTTTTATGTCTCCGATTTATTTATTTTAAAATCACTATGATCATGGCAAGTTCTGCGATAACCGCCATCAGATGTAGGAAAGCCGCAGCTTGCGTAATTATAACACCCAGGCTCATCACAAATCAAAAGAGCGGACTTAAGTTCCTTGTTATCAATGTTTTGTTCCTTGACAACATTGGCAAGATTTTCACGATATGAGTAATCTAGTTCATTTGAGATATTCATACCACCTGCTGAATACAAAGGTACATATGCATCAAGATCAAAACCAAGACGATCATAAATCAAATATCGGAATGATCCTGGATTTGTTCCATGCTCATCAATTTTGCTGATGACCCATGCAGCAATATCTAGCTTGGTTTGATAATCATATTTTGAGACCAATTCATCATAGTCAATCTTTTCGAACATATATCACCTTTGAACGATTATAAAAAAATCAATTGTGGCAGGTGGGGTATCTGCCTAGATTATTGCACCTAGGTTGCCCATCCTCCTTTTACGAATGATCAGTCCGCTCTACTGTTCTCGAGACTTGCGTAGCCATACAGTAGACTCTACTTACCACAAACTGGTGGACCCGGTAGGACTCGAACCTACGACCAAACCGTTATGAGCGGTCCGCTACTAACCAACTGAGCTACAGGTCCAAAACTTGGTGATCCCAGCACGACTTGAACGTGCGACCCACAGATTAGAAGTCTGTTGCTCTATCCAGCTGAGCTATGGGACCAATATAATTATTATATCATACTTTTAAGTGTATGTCAACTATTAATTATAAGATTCTTGCAACTGAAACACGGACCAACGAACACCAGGATTGCTTTCTGGCTTAAAGACACTGGCATAAGAATCTTTACCACCGGCAAGACTAGGAACTGAGACAATGAAACAACGTTCGATAGCGCCCCATGGCGTCTTAACTTTCTTGTAGTAGCCATGTGAAGGTTCAAGACCATCCTTATCACCTTTCTTATTATAGCGATATGCGGGTACCTTCACTCGTTCGCCATCAATAATTACATAGTCAAAGCTGGTGGTTTTATCTTGTTTTGCCATAATGTTATGCCTTCAAAAGAACTGTGTTTTCGTTGATACGATGTTGTAGTGTTGCAGTTTTTAGTTTTTCCAAATTCTTAAGAAATGCCTTCCGACCGCTGCGGAAAACCATCTCAATATTTATCTCAGTATTTTTGGTAATCCTATAGGTCTTGCTCTTGTCTTCATCATAGTTTAGGATGGTGGTGCCCTTTACATCTAGACCCGATTCGGTCATAGCAATGAACTGTGTGAGTGTCTTATATTTTGTATTAAACGTCACCAGCTCGCTAGAGCCTAGGATCTTTTCAGGATTGATGGATACCACCTTAAAGTCTTTGCTTTCGGCTTGGAACTTTAAATCCTTGAGTTTCTTATCAGCTGAAATTGTTTTCTTCTTACGGACGATTTGCTTCTTGTTCGAGGCATGGCGCTGACAATCCGCCACGATACCAGAGTAAAATGCCGCTCTCTTCTTCAACTCAGCACTGGTATAATGGTTATACCCTTCTTTGACCTTAGTGCTGGTGAGAGACAGATTAGCCTCTTCGGCAATTGGTGCATAAAATTCCTCAACAATCTTTGCCTGATTCGAGGGAATCTGTTTGTTTTGCAGCCATTCATACATGGATAATGTCCAGCCTGACTTATCTATGGCTTCCTCAAACTCACCGATAAAGTCGGATATCTTGGCGCTTGGTTTACGAACCTTAACAGTCACTTCCTCAGTGACTGGTTCATCGGGAACTTCCAATACTTTATTCAAAGTCGACTTTGAAAACATCTCCGTCAACCTAAACCTAAACTTTTTTACATGGGGTACTTCAAGGATACCACCACGATTCAGAATACGTGCATACCAAGCAGCTGTAACACTAATCCAAATGTCCGGCACTGTTGCCAACATTTCCAGATTAGTATCTTCACCTTGAATTTTAAAAAAGTCCTTAAGATACTGACGGGCATCCGATCTGGTGCACATATAATTGTACCAACCAAAGATCTTGGTTATGGTCATGTCGTCAAGTTCAACAATACCCTTGACGACTGGTTCTTCACCCATAAACTTAAGATCAGCAATGTATTGTGCAGTCTTACCTACACGTTCATTCTTTTTAGGTTTGGGTTTAGTTAACCGAGCCATATTTGGTATATCCTTTTCGATTTATAAGTTATTATATCATAAACTATGGGAGTTGTCAACCACTTTTTTATCGACCCGCTTCATGGTCTTGGCGCTTTCGGGGATAATAAACGCTTCAAAGTCACGACCCTTGGTAACATACCCTAGTCCATATACCATCTTCTCAGTCGAATCACCACTCAATCTCTGAGCGATGATAGCAGCTGTAAATGAATGGTTGGCAAAACCGATCTTATAACAAGGGCCCCAAATTTCAGCATTTAAATCATCAACGTACTTCCCACCGGACTCACCACATTCGCAAATCCTGTCTACGTTTTTTCTGAGTGTGACTAGATCACAACACTTTTCACATAAAATAAGTTTCATATGGTATATCCTCAAAAGAGGGAGGGTTTCCCCTCCCCGGTTGATTTAGGCCGCTTCCGCCATTTCGATCGCGGTCTCAAGAGCACGAACCTTAAGATTCTTATTGGCACCATACCAAGCCGAAGTCATCCGGGTATCAGTAGAGCGACCGATAAGGTGATCGGTCATATAGGTAGTGGCGTTAAACGCCTGCCACCAAGAACCAGGAGCATATTCAGCACCAGGCTGAGTCTCAAGGATACCAAGAGCAGTACGAGCATTCTTGGTAATTTCAGAGCGCTTGGCATTTTCCGAGGCAGGGAACACACGCTTGAAGTATTCAACCACGTTTTCATCACTGTAGCGCTTAGAACCGAGGAACTGAGCCATTTCCTTGTACTGCGCAAGCTTTTCGGCTGCAACACCAAGCATCAGCTTAGTCTGGTCACCGTTAAACTCACGACGGTGGCTGATCTTGACCATACGCTCGACCTTGGTATTGAGCGACAAAGTCAAGGTGTTGTTACACACCACACGGATCGGAGTGAACCGAACGTCGGTGCTGCAGCCATACTTATGGAAGTTGGTGAAGTGAAGGTAAGAGTCAACCTTATCACCACCGAAGAGTTCGAACGAATCCTTCACCTTAGCCAGAGCCCAGACAATCTTGCCGTCACAGAGACTACCAGCGGTGTGCATTTCCATGTCACCCTCAGCAATGAAGTCGTTAAAGAACTCGAAAGCCTCAGAGTTCTGCACCGGATTCCAGTCATCCGAAACCACATCAACGATCTTGCTATCGCTAGAGCGAACCAGAGCAGACCAACCGACATTAACATTCTTGCCGGCAACCTTAGCAAAGGCAGGGACCTTATTGACCTCCCAATTCAGACCAGCTGCATCGAGCATCTGTTCGGGGGTAAGATCACCAGGTACCCGAGTACCCAGACCGTGCCAAGGCACATCACCGGCATATGCCATCTGAGCCTTACCGTCGATCATTTCGATATTATGAGCCATTATAAAAAAACCTTTCATATGATGGGCGATATGCCCTGTTAATAAAGTTATTATAACAAACTTTGGGGGTAATGTCAACCAAAAAATTACGGTTTTCAAAACTTTTTTGTTAACTTTTTTTAATCTTTGAGATCGTCTATGAATTGATGGTTAACTTCCATCCAAGCTGCACGTCTTATTTTGGAATACATTTCCAGATCAAGAAGTCCGTTTCTTACTTTTTCAGAAATAAGATATTTTACTTCGTTATTAGTTTTAGATTCACATTCTTTTCTTGAATAAAGATGATAGACGAATAAACTAATCATCTAAATCGTCTCTGAGTTGTTCATGAATATGTGGAACATACAACATAAGATCATATAATACTTTATTATGGTCGTAAACTTGACTTTTGATTTGATTGTCAGCAATAATTCTAATATTCCATGTCGATAGTGGAAAGATAATATCTTTAACTTTCATTTTCTACATCATCCATAAATTGTTCTCTAATATGGAACTCGCAATCGAGTATCTGACCAATATGTCTAAGTTCAAAAACTTCCATAAAGTTATGATATGCTACTTGTTTCCTAACCTTTGTCTTAATAGCATCTTCAACATCATCCATTATATCAACTATAGTTTGACTATACATTTTACTATACATTTTTATATTCCTTTTATATTATTCACATTTTGTCATTACTGATTATAACACAACCATATATCACTGTCAACAAAAAAATGCACAAAAAAAGAGGGTGATAACCTTAATACCACCCTCCGAGTTAAACTCAATATGTTTTATAAACTAAGTACGGAATTCCAAGTCTCGAAGCACCTCGGGATCAACACCATAGGTCCAAGCATTTGCTTCCAACGCGGTCTTGACAGTAGGCGGCACCGGAATAGCAAACTCACGACCAGTACCACAAACAACACGCAGGAACTGTTCCTTACCGATATCAGGAATATTCACCTGCAGAAGAGTACCAATCTGCGGATCTTCATCCTGATCAATAACCTTAGACTTCAGTTCCTTAAGAATATGGACCCAACCAAGAATTTCACAGGCAACTCGGCGGAGTTCCAAGTTGTCTTCCTTCAGGGCTGCCTTAGCAGACAACTCTTGCTTATTGGTGATCCAGAACCACTTGTCACGGCTCAGACGAACACCATGCCATGCAAACACCATGGTACCATCTTGATATTCAATGGCAGGACCATCTTCACAATGCAGACGATTCTGATCATCGAATCGGATATACATCGGGAACTCTTGAATAATAGCAAAGTCCTTGTCGACATAAGTCCAGCAAGCAACTTGGGCATATTCAATCAGTGGCTGGACAATCTCCAGATCCAGACCACAGACTTCCTTAAAGTAAGCATAGAAACTCAACCAAGAACTATCATGAGCGCCATAGATCATAGAGTTCATGAATTCGGTAGAAGTACCGCCAGGCTTTACTGACTTATAGATCTTGTAGGCATCCATAGGTCCAGTAGCATAATAAACATTAGAAGGTGATTCAAGATCACGGGAGGTGTAGCACTTTGCAAGAGCAGTCTTAGCTGCAGCAAAGTCAAGAACTTCAGTACGAAGACCGATTTCCAACCAGCGGTCCCGATACACGGGAATTTGCGCCAGTTGGTCTTCATTCAAACTAGTAATCACATTATCACCTTTACATTATATAAGTGGAAAGCTTCTAAAAATAAAACCTAGATCAAAGATCAGTCAGCCGCCTTACGGAAACCTTCGGCGGTATATTCGCGTTGACGGCGAACCTCATACATACCGGGCGGTACCATAATAGCCTCGTGAGTATCGAAAGACCGAAGATGGTCAATCTGAGTGTCTTCCTTGACAAGAAGGAACATCTTGTACAAGTCAACATTCTGAGAGTTGGACTTATCAGCAGGAACTTCGAATGCCTCGACTCGAGTTGCTTCCATCACGTGATTGTGCCCAGTTTCACTGTGAGCGACAATTACCTTGCCATTCTCAGGAGCAACAGGAACAACACCCTCGGGGATATTCTGAATACGCAGGATAATGAAGTCACCCTGAGCAGCCATGTTACGCATAATCTTCATAATATAGTCTCCTTGGTATAAATGGGCGACATTGCCCTGGTTATGTTATTATATATGGTTTTAGTAAAAAGTCAAGGGTTATTTTTGAACAAAATGTTTTTTGTTTTAGTGAGAGCATTCTCTGTGTCTGTCATATGACCAGTCGAGATGAATCCGCTTGCTTGGTGTGCACAGTCAAGAACCATTAACATATTAACAAGGGCATCACGAAGTTCATCTCGTTCATCTAGCAAGGCCAACATATGTGTCTTTTCGACCATAATAACAGTTGGTCCTTGCGTGACAAGAGCACGGAATGTTTCGGTATCTGTAATAGCCATTATTTATTCTCCATAGCTTTTGTTACATGTCGGCACTTCTTATGGAATTGAAATCCAATACAAGTGCACGACCAACGTTTAGTACGACCATCTTGTCGCACAGTATAGACTTCGCCAGTTTTAGATGAAGTCATATTTAAGACCTTGTCTGCAGTGACCTTCGGTTGTTTTACCGTAACACCACCAATAGTCAAGATCTTGTGTCTAGGGATATAATTAAAGCCTTTGGTCTCACTATTTAGAATAGTAAGATCGGCAACAGAAGTCATCCACTTAGGAGTGGGTACAACAACCCCACGAAGAGTCAATGTAGGTTGTGCCCTATGCACTGAACACGGAGCCATAGCATAACGTGCTGCAGCATTGTCCAATATAATCTCTACGACTGAACCTTCGGTGGGGAGTTGCATATCACAATCCTATGTTAATAAAGTTATTATAACAAACTTTGATGGTTGTGTCAACAAAAAAATCATTACAAAATGTTAATTTTATGGCTACTCTTCGAGTTGATCACACCCACCATGCTTTTCAATGGTTTTCAATAGCATATCAACGGGAACCCATCCAAAAACACATTCTTCATCCGGAGAATCATCTCCTAGATCCTCACGCCATTGTCGCAATTCAGGGACCGGTTTACTAGGAAAGCCAAGTTCCATCGATTTCCATGGACCAACGTGATTTTTTGGCTCACAATAGTGAGAAGAACTCGCTTGAACTGACAATTTGAGCCCATCACGGCAAACCAGAGGCGGAACCTGATCATGACTCAATTGATTTTCTGTTGCTTTATCACGCATACGTGTCACATAAGCTGATAGAACATCCATAGTATATCTCCTTGGTCTATAAGATGATTATATCAAATTTTGATCACAATGTCAACAAAAAATTTGTTAATTTTCGTTAATATCTTCTGCAATCTGATTTTCTAAGCTTATATTGGACAATCTATCATAAATTGGCATTTGCAACCTAGCATATGTCATAAATCGAACGTTTTTTCTAACAGATTTATGTGATTCGCGCATAGAATCATACAATACATGACTCAAAAGTACATCAATAATCTTCATAATTTAGATTTTCCTTGATTTGTTCATCGAGTAACGTATAAATGTCATCTATGAATGCTGGTTCAACATGACGAATCACATAACTTCGAATACCAACAGCAAACATATTATGAGTTTTATGCCAAATAGCATCTGATACATCATCCGCCATAATATTACGCACTGTTTCAGTCATTTTGTACATTTTTTAGATCTTCTTTTATTTGTACTTTTAATGGGACCAAAACAAGCAAAAATTCGTGCAACAATTTATCACCGACTGCAAATTGTACATAAGGAGAAATTTCAGTTATGTCAATATGTCGCATGTTTTGAATTTTATTCACAACCATGGTTTATGAACCAACCAAACATACATCGTGATATTAGTATCGGATGTAAACATACCACCAGTATAAATTTCACATCTCAGCATAACACCTTCTTCTCTTGCTTCTTGCTGTAGAATATCTCTGAGCGTTAAAACATCAGTATAAGAATATACTATATTAAAAGTCTTATGATACCAACCACATTCACCTAATGTTAACCAAATAGCATCAGTATTCATCATTTTCCAAATCCTCATAAACTTGACTGACCATATAATCTTCAATTCTAGCTTCAACTTCAATTACAACAAAATGTTCAAGCCAAAATTTATTACGAACTTCCAAGCCAATCATCGACATTGCCGTTTGTTTCCAGACGGCATTTGATACATCAGTGTGTATCCGTTCAACAATTCTAGACATCTCGTAAATCCTCATCCACTTGTATAAACACATTATCCATTACCGGTCTATGAATACGACCATTCAGATCCATACGTATATTTAATGCTATATGGCGCATGGTACCATCATCTGTAGTATCCCATGTTCTACCCGAGGCTTCTTCTGCACACTGGCTTTTTATTATATATCGTATATTCTTAGACAAGATCTAGATCCTCTTCCATTTGATCTTTAACTGGTTCTCTAACTTGTATATCTGAAATTTGAAAAATATTATGATGAGTCGCAAGATAAATCGTATACCATATATTACTATCTATTAGAGGTCTTATTTGACTCCGAACCTTATTATATGGACCATAATAAATTGGAATTTTAGTTTCAGACATCTTCTAGATCTTCATCTATCTGATCTGCAATTATACGATTCATAATAAGTAAATGCACAGCATCTTCCTGAATAACATATGCTTCACCCCAAATCTCTAAAGAAATACTTTCGGGTTCATGGAGCTTATGACCGGCTTGAATTCTGACTTGAAGCCTAATTTCATTTATAATTGACATCTAGATCCTCATATATCTGATCATGAAGGTTATATCGTAATTGAAGTGCAATTTGATCACTAACAGGACCTAGAGTCACACCTACAAGTACTTCCTCGGATAATGCATCAAGATACGTATCGAGTGAATGATGAATTGAATCTATCATCAACATAGTAACTTCAGACATCATCTAAATCTTCTGCAAATTGATCCAATATAGGTTCTCTGATATCTATTGTAACTTGATAACCCAACTCATTCCGAGCGTTTATCACGCAATGGACACCTTTCCCGCGCGCTTCTTTCCACACTAGATCATTAGCTGTATCATTTGGTACAGAACGAATAGTTGTAATATTACGCATTCTCCGTGTCTCCTATAGTCTTATTATAACAAAAAACCCGGCACCTGTCAACAATTAAGTTAACAAAACCGGGTTTCTTGATATGATGTAAATCATATCTCTATAACATATCATAAACCTATGTTAACGTTCTAGGGCTTTTTGTACTTCTAGTGTATAAACCCACGCTTTCATAGCATCATCCCATTCATATACAGAATTCCACCAATCCAGCAACTCTTCGTGCGTAAAATAGTACCTAGGCTGCATCCATGCCGTACCAAGATCAATATATGCGGCGCGACCTTCCTCATACAAATCTCTATGAGAGAATGAAGCCGCGTCATTGGTTGCAGTTACCATCCCTTTTTGTCTCCAAATTCTTCATTCCAATCATATCCAGCCATATATTCGGCAATTTCATCTTCAGTTACAGCAAGAACACAGTCTCCATTATAAGTACCATTCGGATACCAATGAGGATACCGTTCTCTCTCGTAATAACTGTCGGCACTACCACGATCATAGAGGCTACCATGGCGATTACGATCAAATGCCATTTTCTTAAGATCTACAACGGTTTCTTCAGGAGACTTCTTAGATCGATAATATTGTGGCTGACCTAGTGCAATAGTATCTTTTACCATATGGACAACATTATCCAACAATGCAGCATTAGCGCTAGGATTCACTTTAGCAATAGTATGCAATGCATCGTCATAGAGTTCAATCAGCCTGATGGCATCTTGGATTGTCACACTATCACTATCCCTGGCGCGAGCATATAATTCTTCGAGTCGTTCAATGATGTTCATATCAATGTCTCCTGAAAGGCCCTATGCCTTTCCTTCCTTATATGGTTATTATACCAAAAAACCTGGTCAATGTCAACAATTATTTTATTACAAAATGTTAATGTACCATTAACTAATGTTAAGGATTCTGCCAAGGCGGCGGGCGTTCAGGACCACGAGCTTGATCGCCAATAGCCTCAATTCTCTTCATGACATCTTCATATGCACTCAGATAACCTTCTCCCCACATCAGATGAAGACTCAGGTCAGTGTCATAATTATAGGGATTGTCCGCGAAATGTCGACCACGCTTATAGTCATCATAACCAGACCAATAAGGATCAGGTGACATCATTAGCTTTACCAATAGGCTTCCTAGGGCACAGAGGATTCATACACGTCTGTTCACTAGTAGGTGGACAAATACAACCCATGGACTGTGGCATAGGACCACTAGTCCAGGTAGTACGGGTAGGCATGCCTGAAATCCGATAAAGGCGATCTTTTAAAACGCTATTGTAATCCAAATCAGAGCAAGGTGCAATACAGCCCCGTGCACGGCAGTCCATCCGATCACAATCTTTGCATTCATTCATGGTTTCACCTCTAATGCAGCGTTAATGATTTTAAGTAGATTTTCCATTGCTATTCCGTTGTGTACAATTGTGTCAAACGTTTCAGAGCTAGCGTTAGTTAGAGACTCCCGTAGCCGTATGTTCTCGGCACGCAACCGCTTGATTTCATCACAAGATTCGGCCGGGGTTGCAGAATGCCAGCCACCATCAGTCGCACGTACCCAGAATATACCGCCGTAGGTGTCTCCTCGATCAGTCATCACTAATTATTCTCCTCTAGGAATTGCATAATACTATTCAGTGGATAGTTTGCACCATCCATACAGGCCAATGTATCTGCAGCATCACGTAATAGCCAACAAGCTGTTCGGAACTTCTCCTGAAGCTTATTATAATCATTATTATAATCAGTCCGGAGCTTTTGTACATGGACAATCAACAAGTCAAAATTCGCCATTACCTCTTCGTATTCGAGCGCAGTCATAATCACTTATCTCCAAACTTGGCCTTGAGCCGTTCAAACTCTACACGATCACGAGCAGTCATGTCGGCTTCCCACCGCTCTTCTTCCCTAATACGCTTGGCCATTTCCTGATCCGTCTCGGGCACCTTGACAGATACAGCCAAATATTTGTTGTCACTATAATCTGCATCATATTCACAGATCATAGCATCCGGACCATACTTGTCAATGAGACATTGGATTGTCTCCAATGCGCTACTCAGAGTCGAATAATCTAGATCAAGAGTTTCCATACGCCTTGGGGACATCATACGTTCACGGTTTACCATAATCAAAAATCCTTTGGAATGGGTCGAAGATTCTTTACATTGAAAACTGAAATTGTACCACCCGGATGCTTGACACAAACTTGATCACCTTCAAATACGAGGATCTTTACAACATCGCCGTTCAGACCAGGCGTGTTAGCAATATTCCAATTGGCAATAACAATATCGCCAACCTCCATAGAAGTGGTAGTTGTAACCACTTCAGGTGTAACCACAGGTTCGACAGGCTTTGATTTCACTACTACCGTTTCCGCTTCGACTGCATCAACCAGTTCCGGATAGAGGCGATCCATTAGACCGCTATTCATCATGTCCTGCAGTCGTCCAGCCACCAGACTGACGATAGCACCCTCACGACAAGAAGACAAGGCCAAGACACGAAGCAGGAGATCCTGCTCTCTGAAGGACATCATAGCCAGGACTTCGTTTTCAAAATCGGTCATGTTTATCTCCTGTTTAGAAGTGGATTATACCATGGCCAGAGGCCGTTGTCAACGATTAAATTATTAAAAAAGTTAATCTAGCGAGGCACAACCTCACATTGGAGCTTTGAACCTGGAGGCAATTGCGCAGGACCAAAGATGGTTGTCAATGTAATTCCTGTAGTGATAATAGCCACGAACAGCAGGAACACAACACTAGATGGCATTCGAATAGCCGAGAAATCAACGTCTGCAGAGAGGGCCATTATTGCAGACCCGCGTAACGGCTGATCATGGCAATCTCGACTTTGGTCAGATCCTTCTCGAACAGGGACGACCGATGCTCGAGGCGGTTAGCCAGAGCCGAGATGAAATTGGATTCCCGGTCATTCTTTGATGCCCAGGCGGCGGCATGAAGGCGATCGATGATAGTGGATACGTTGGTCATAGCTATCTCCTTATACGAGACCCAAGAGTTGTTGTTCTTCCTTAGTTAACTTAGACAGCGCCACTTTCTTCAACTCAGCCAGTCGTTGCTTTTCCTTCAACTCCTCGTCTAATGCATCCAGCTCATATTCAATATTGCTGAATTTATATTCATCCAATCCATAATAATCAGATTCAAGATATACCTCGTAATCATGACCCACGATCTTTATGCTAGCATTATCGATTGCATCATCGTAAGAAAAATATGTTGCAATCCCGTGCACTTGAGCACGTGCCAGAACTCGAAGCAACCGCAGAGGCTTTTCAGCTTCGAACTTTGCCAATGCAGCTTGAGCTTCTTCGGCATAGCGGACTTCGCGTTCAGCGGCAGTTTCACGTTTCGGCATCTGTATGTCTCCTGTTTATAAAATGATTATACCAAGCCGACACGTCGATGTCAACGCCTAAATTATTACAAATTGTTAACCTACCGCTTGGCGGCGAGCGTTGTACTGATCGAATTCAGCCATGGCCTTTGCACGGCGGGCACGTTGCCGATCTTTGAAGGCTTTGTGCGGCAGGTAGACGAATCCACTATTGCCGACAATGTAAACCTCGTAACAGCACGAGATCATATCCCCAGGCATAGTCGACCTGAAAGGACCGGGAACTGGTCGCATCTCCACCCATGGGTTCATAGTCCATGGCTGATCGATGTTCTGAGTCAGCGCATAAGCCTCATCCATGGAATGGCATTGCACAACGGCGATCTTGACATATTCATCCCGTTCGACAGCATCCTTGACCTCACGAGGAGTCCGAGGCTGGTTGCAACCACGATAGTGATAGATGGAGTGATAAAGCTTCATCGGTATCCCTTTGTCTATGAGTGGATTATACCATGGCCAGAGGCCGTTGTCAATAGGGAAATTATTACAAGTTGTTAATCTACCGGTTCCACAGTGGCCGTGACTGCAAACTTGCGCATCGGCTGAGAGCGGCGGAAAGTAGCGGCAGTGGCTGCCTGGTCGTCCCAGAACTTCTGGATGGCCTGATCAGCCGTATAAGTCCGATAAGTGCCAAGGAAGCCGTTGGAGCCAACCTCCCGAATGGTCCAGACCTGAGTGACACGAGCGGTTTTGCGAGCCATGTGGTATCCCTTTCCTTATATGGTGATTATACCATAGCCAGAGGCCAATGTCAACCAGAGATTTATTACAAAGAGTTAACCTTCCACGTCCAGGTCAAGTTCTTCATCCTGGACGTACGCGACGGAAGCCTCACCAACCACATGCCGCTGCACGGCAAAGTACTGGCCGTCCAACACGCGCTGTTCCCAGCACACGGAGGCCACATAGGCTCGAGCCATCACCCGGGCCTCAGCCAGGTCACGAGCCACACCCACCACCGAGCGGTCGTAGGAGTCACCAAAGTCAACAACCAAAAGTTCCATGTCTCTATCTCCTGTTTATAAAATGATTATACCATGGCCTGAGGCCGTTGTCAACCAAGAAATTATTACAAAGTGTTAACCTTGAGACTCAACCGTCGCCTTGATATACGCCTCGCGATCGTAGGACAGGCCTTCACGGAAGCAGTAGTAGCCATAGTCGCCACCCACGTCAGCAGCCTTCACATGCCGACGTATGGCATCACCGACCGAGATTTCCTGCGCTATAGCGAGGTCAAACATCCGATCGATCCAGGAGCTCCAGGCGCAGTCATAACCCTCGCGCTCACGCTCTTGTTTGCGGTCAAGCTCGATGCACATGGATTCCCACAGGCCCTGCTTGTCGTCCGGGCTCAGACCTTTCCAAAGCTGCATGAACCTGGCGCCGGGCCGGGTACCATAGGCATCCTTGTGGAGGTCGGAAACGGTCTGGTCGTCATAGGTGTAGGTCGTAACGGTCATGTCATGCATCCCTTTGTCTATGAGTGGATTATACCATGGCCAGAGGCCGTTGTCAATAGGGAAATTATTACAAGTTGTTAATCTTTGGCATCGGCATTCAGTCGACTGAGGCCTTCCATATAGCGATCTAGCTCGTCGGAATATGCTGCATCCCAACCTTCATACCAAGCTTTTTCCAATGATACTTGTTCCGGATCATTATCAATAGTTAAGTAAGGACATGGTCCCTTACCTGGGTATGCTGCATATCCTTCTTTGTATGCAGCATCAATTAATCCATAGAGCATGATCAGCAATCCTCCTCATGCAGCGCCATTTCCATATCACGGTCATAGCGTTCATCTTCTTCGTACTGCTCATCTTCCCAACCATCGCGCCAATCATGATACTCTGCAGTGTAGTACCGGTGGGGGTTACCCGTGGTCGGCAATCCATAGTGGTAGGCCTTGCGGCCGGCAAAGTAAGCTGAGGTCATGTCTGTCTCCTTATATGGTGGATTATATCAGGCTAGAGGGTGACTGTCAACGGTTAACTTATTACATATGTGTTAGGTGAACTTCCGGAGGTAGACGTCGAGGCGACCATCGGCCAGTGAATTGATTCGGAGTGACACACCCTCGAGATTAGCCTCAGAGTTCAACTGATTCCGGATCCAGCGCTGAGCGACCTCAACCATCACATTCCAATCAAGGGCCATGGCGTAGATCGCATCATTAGAGATCCTAGCGTTACCGAAGGTGGCCAAGGCAGTCCAAATGTTGTCAGTGTTCATGATGATGTATCCTTTTGTCTACAGTTGGATTATATCAAGCTTAGGCACGGCTGTCAACCAGAGATTTATT